TTACCCCAATACGTTATTCATATAAGCTTCAAACCCTGAAATAGAATCCTTATTAATTTTGTCGCTAATATGAGAGTAAACGTTAGCAGTTATTTCTATACTCTTATGTCCTAGTCGATCTTGAATGTATTTCATACTTGCACCAGACTCTAATAAAAGAACCGCGTGGGTGTGTCGTAATGAATGTATTTCTAATTTAGGTAAATTTGCTTTCTTAAGTATGCGTGAGAATGCATTGAATAATGTTGACTTCGGCAAGAAATTTCCATCTACTCTTGAAAAGACTAAATCTAATTCATGTTCATATGCATCTTGTAAAACAAGCTTATTAGCATTTTGCCATTTTTTATGTGCCAGCAATTCATCGACTAATGTTTTAGGAATCATGATAGTACGTTTAGAAGTAAATGTTTTTGTATCTCCAAATAATTCTTCTGTTGTTTTAGCTGTAAAATCCAATGTTTTAGAAATAGTAATAGTATGTTCTTTTAAATTTATGTCTTTCCATTGTAAAGCAGCAGCTTCACCTTTACGCATACCAGTATTCAGAAGTGCTTTGAAAAAGATGTAATAAATATAGTTGTATTGATAAGAAGTCTTTAGGAAAAGGGTAATGTCTTCACTTCGCATATACTTTAGTCCTTCTCTTTCTTTTTTGTTCTTATTTGAAATAACTACTTCTTCACAAGGATTATTTTCGATTTTTTTTAAGCTAACAGCCTTTTTCATAGCATTGTTCATTGTGCCATGGATAATTTGAACAGTTCGTTTACTGTACCCCTGATCAGTTAAGGAGTTAATAAATTTTTGATACATCATTGGTTTGAGTTCTTTTAGGTTCATGTTTTGAAAGTAGGGGATAAGATGTTTTTCGATGTTACGTTCATGCAAGATAAAAGTGTTTTTCCTTACATTGTCTTGCTTAAATAATTTTAACCAGTCTCTAAGGTAATGCTTTAACGAAGTAGGAGTAATTTCAACTTCTAAACCGTTTAATAATTTTTTCTCTTCTTCAGCAGCCGCAAGTTGTGCTTCTTTTTTCGTCTTAAATCCACGTTTTGATTTTTCTTTGTATTTTTGAGTATAAGGGTCTTTAAACCTTACTCGGAATTCCCAAACATCTCCGAATTTTCTGAAGCTCGCCATTATAACATTCCCTCTTTCCTTATAATTGTAAAGTGGCTAGATTACTCATCCAATCACTTCACAGGAGTCTCTTTATAACCCGAAACTTCATATTTTATTTCATCATCTACTGTATAGATTTTTGTAACGATAGGTATCTTAATCATTTCTTCTTGTTTGACGGTGGATTTCTTTCGTTTTTCTCGTTCAGCGTTTAAATCAATAATCAAAATGTCTCACCTCCTTTTAGTAAGGCTTATAAAATTCTAACAGTTCAATTGGAATGTTATTTTTGTATGCTATACATGCTTTTGTATCACCAGGTTGAATGGTCTTTTTATCAATTAACAAAAGCGCAGCAAACGTATTTGCTTCTATCTCTAATTTATCAACTGAAAAGAATGTATTCTTACGCAGAAAAGGTGTGTTTGCATGAGTGTGTAGGATTGCATGTCCTAATTCATGCGCGCAAACAGTTCTTTGCATAGATGGAGACAAATGATTATTAATAACGATGAAACGATTTCTTTTTTCATATTTATAAAATCCGTTTATTTCTTCATGTAATTCCCAAGTTAGTACATTTATTTTTAAACAATCTGCAAGCTCATAGGGGTTATTCGTGTTGTATTTTGTGCAAAGTTGTTGGACTAGATCTCTTATGACGAATTTCAATGTTTTCCCTCCTAAGCTCGCATCAGTTATCGTCGGTATTACGATATTTCTTAGGAACGTATTTTTTATTGATTACTTTAGTTTGTTTCACGATGTATTCCATTGCATCTAATAAAGATTCTACGGCTTCTTCACTCATAGGCTCACCGGAGAACATTAGGCCATCCTGATTTTGAAGATCCTTTTTTATTTCATCCATTCGTTTGGCGATATCTAATTCATCCTTTTCGGATAAAGGAGGTATTGGTTTTGGAGTAGTCTCATTATTCTTCTCAACATAACCAGCAGCTTCCATAAGTTCTTCGTAGTGTACTTGAAGAGCTTCTGCAAGTTTTTTTATTGTCTCAGGTTTCGGAATTCCTCGCTTTCCATTTTCAATACGAGATATTTGAGAGGAGCTAACATCCGAGTAAAGGGCAAGTTGATTAACTGTTAATCCTTTGTTTACCCGTAGCTCCTTTAATTTTTCACCAAAAGTATTATTCATAGCTATCCCTCCAATGTAATTTAAAGTATATTGCCTTTTGGCTATTGCCACAAGGTAATAAATTTATTTGTTATATAAAAAGTGTTGCTTTTTGGCAACACTGGTGTTAATATTGCCATAAGGCAACTGAGAGGTGATAAAAATGAGAATTGCTTTGAAGAAAGATTCGGTCCTAAAAGAGATGGAATTAAGAGGCTGGTCAAACTACGATTTAGCAAAGCGTATGGAGGTTTCACCCCCAACGGTTTATCGAGTATTTAATGGGGATAGACAACCTGGAAATAGCTTTATAGCCCAACTTTTAAAGGCTTTTAATAGTGAGGATTTTTGCAAGTTTTTTATTTTTGTTGATGTATTGCCAAAAGGTAATGGAGAGAAGGTTTATCATGAATCAATTATCAGTAGTGAATGAAATGGTGCATAATACTTTAGTTTTTGAAAATGATGGGCAGGTAGTAACTGATAGTTTGACAATCGCTAAAATGTTTGAGAAAGAACATAAACATGTTGTACGTGATATTGAAGTACAGCTAGAGAAATTAAAAGAAGCAGGAGAGCTAACCTGGGGTGAGTCCAACTTTGGGCAGACCCATTACCAACATCCTCAAAACAAACAATGGTATAAAAAATACCTATTAACAGAAGATGCATTTGCAATTGTTGCAATGTCCTATGTGACTCTAGAGGCAATGAAAATGAAAGTAGAGTTTTTACGAGAGTTTAAAAGAATGAAAGAACACATTGAAAAAAGGATGCGAATTCCTGGGGATACATTTGGACAAATCGAGTTGATAGCAGCAGGAACTAGTAACTTAAATAAAAGAATTTCTGCATTAGAGCAGGTAGTTGAAAAGCAATTAACTGTAGATTACGGACAACAAAGAGTAATTGAAAAAACGAAAGCTAAACGGATTTATTTTTTATGGGAGAACGGTCATGTAGATAGAGAAGTACATGATTCTACTCGCAAGCTATTCGGATTATTAGGACGTAATTTGAAAGATGCATTCAATGTGAATAGTTACCGCGATATTTTGAAGAAGGATTTCGAGGAAGCCTTGAATTTTGTAAATGGCTGGAGGCCAATGATTTGAAAGATTTTAGAAAACGCAAAATTGCGTTCTCAGTAATTCTTCATGGAAAATGATTGCATTTTATAAACAGTTGGAGACCAATGTTTTAAAAATAAGGAGGGAATAATTATGTTCAATGTTCAAATAGACGAAAATGTTGTGAAGGAATTATGTGTGGAAGAAATTCAAAAGAAGGTTAAAGAGTACGATGCTGAGTTAGCATTTTGGGATACTAAGGAACTTAAAAAACGTGTATGTATGTCGTGGAATACAATTCAGGATCAGTTCTTCTTTGACCCAAGGTTCCCAAAATTCAAAGTGGGTAAGAAATGGTATTTCCCAGCAAAACAAGTACAAGCATTTTTAGTTGAATGGGCAGAGGAAAGGATGGATTAATGATGTTTACAATTGATTACAACAATGTAAAAGTATCAGATTATCTTAGACTACTAGCTCATTATAAATTACCAAATAAAAAGCAGCGTCGATTAATTGAGAATAGGTTTGTATGTTTAAATGCTCTTTTTAAAAAGGCAGGTGAATCTAGTGGGGATTGAAAATTTGGTGCTACCCGAGGATGCTGAGTTAGCGAAATCATTACGTAATAAGAAGGAGAACTACATAAAGAATCAATTTTTGTTAACTCGTATTGCAAGTAAGAAAAATGTGGAGGGTAAAACAAAAGAATTCTATGAGACTTGTAAAGAGTATGAGGTATGTGGAGAAAAGGCCAAAGAGTGTGATAAGCAATTAAAGGAATTGATATTTAAAAAGAAAGAAAATGATAGAGTTCAGCATGTTGTAGAGCGTATGCGAGAGGTTGGCATTAAAGAGGATGTTATTCAAAAGGTTTTATGTAAATAAAAAGAAACCCACGGCAATGGGTTCCATTTAAAAACAAATCTGAAGTCAGTATATCACATGGGGTGAATACGTGGAAGAGCCAATAGGAAATCAATTACTACAAAAGCAGGTTGAAAAGGCTGTAAGTAGCTTGAAACTTATATCCGCACAGGAAGCAGATACTTGTAGAAAGTTAGATATAGATTATGTGATTACCATATTAACTAATAAACCGTATGGCAGTATGCCATTCTAGGAGGCTATAAAAATATGTTAGGAGGCAAAAACAATGAAAGAAAATAATGTAGTCGGTAAAAAGTTTGGAAAGTTGACCGCTATTAAAGAATTTAAGGGAGGACATTCGAAACCAAGAACTATCCTTTGTAGATGTGAATGTGGAAATGAAAAGGTTGTTTGTAAAAGTTGTTTGATCCTTAGAAAAACCCGAAGTTGTGGATGTCTTCGGAAATATAATTCAGTAAAACACAATCTCAGATATACAAGGATTTATACCATTTGGGCCTCTATAGTTCAAAGATGTACAGATGAAAATGCTTCTAATTATAACAGATACGGTGGTAGAGGCATCTCTGTGTGCAATAGATGGAAAGAATTCCTTAACTTCTATGAGGATATGAAAGATGGCTATTCTGATTCACTTTCTATAGATAGAATTGACAACAATTTAGGGTATTCCAAAGAGAATTGTAGATGGGCTACGCCTCAAGAACAGGCGTTAAACAGAAGGAGCAATCGTCTTGTAGAAATAAATGGAGAAAAATTGCCGATAACAAAGGCATGTGAAATTCTAGGAATACCTTATGCAACTGTTCGAACAAGGCTGTATAGAGGTTGGTCAATAGAACGAGCACTATCTAAAGCTGAAAAGAACGAAGCGAAAGAAAAGCAACAGTAAGCACAATAGGTGGGTGACTGAAATGAAAACGGTAGTAAGAGATGGATCAATGCCACTAGCTTTGAATAGAAATCTAGGAACTCGATATTTGCGTGATAAAAGGTTATCTGAATTACTTAAGCGCTGTCGTCGTTTAGAGAATGAAGGATTTGATTGTTTATTTCCTATTCGAAAGGTGTTAGAAACAATTAAACATAGAAATGATGAAAATCCCCACCTTTTTAAGGGATGCTTGGTGATGGATCGTGACCGTGGATTCTACTATGAAGTTGTTATGAGGAAGGTGAAGAGATGAGTAATTTATTAATTCATGAAGAACCATTACTTGTTCTTCCAGGACTGGCAAGCAGAATTGGTTTAAATGAGGCGATATTTCTACAACAGATACATTATTGGTTAAATAGATCTAAGCATTTTTATGATGAAAGAAACTGGGTATATAACAGTGTGGCAGAATGGGTTAAACAATTTCCGTTTTGGAGTGAGAACACCATTAGACGTATTGTAAAGAATTTAGAAGATGAACAGCTTCTTGTTATAGGTAATTATAATCGAGCTAAGTTTGATAAGACGAAATGGTATTCCATTAATTATGAAAAACTCCGTTTGTTAGAATCCACAAACGATGTACCCAACTTGGGTAGACGGTCTACCCAAAATGGGCAAATGGATGTACCCAATTTGGGTAAACCAATACCAGAGACTAACACAGAGACTACATCAGAGATTAAAGAATATATAGTCGAGATAGTAAACTATCTCAACGACGTTTGTGGTAGTAGTTACCGTTTAACATCTAAGAAAACACAAACATTGATTAAAACTAGATTAGTAGAAGGATTTACTGTGGATAACTTTAAAACTGTGATTGATACAAAAGCTAGAGAATGGCTAAGAACAGAACAAGCAAAGTATCTAAGACCAGAAACGTTATTTGGTACAAAGTTTGAAGGCTATTTACAACAAGGAAAGGTGGAAGGAAAACGTGGCTCTAGTAAAGGTAACAGATATAGCAAAGACCCTTTCGAAGAAGATGATCTTCCTTTCTGATACATGTGAGATTTGTAAAAAAGAACGTAAACGTACTGTTAGATTCATGAAGATAAATGATGAAGTAGTTTGCCCAGTATGTAAGTTGGCAGAAGACAATCAAAAGTTAGAAGCTGAAATGAATGTATTTCGGGATGAGAAGGAACAGAGAAAACGTAAAAGTATGTTTTACGATAAGAGTCTGATTAAAGATGAAACAATTAAACTTGCTAGATTCTCAACTTTTAAACCGGATTGTGAAGAGGATGAAAAGAATTACACCTTAGCAAAAAGAGCACTTGAGGATTACTTGAATGATGTGGGGTTTAATTTAATTCTAGTTGGAAAAGTAGGTGCAGGTAAAAGTCATCTTGCCTATTCAATTGCTCATGAAATGAATGAGAATAGCGCAGGAACTGTTCTTTATGTTTCTATATCAGAACTATTTGACTATATACGTTCTATGTTCAATGGGCAATCTGAGGAGTCTGAGCATAGCATTGTTAGTTTACTAATTAGTGCAGATTTATTAGTTATTGATGATTTAGGTGCGGAATTAGGTGATATGGATGCGGCGGATCCAAAGGCAACTGCATTCGTGAATCGTGTCCTGTTTAAAGTCTTTGATGGAAGGCAAGGGAAGAAGACGATCATTACAACAAACCTAACAGGTGAAGCTGTTATGAAAGCTTACGATGAGCGCATTACATCTCGTATGTTCAACACATACAGACATATTGAGTTTAAGTATACAAGAGATAAGCGGAAAAGAAAGTTACCTTTTTAAAGAGGAGACGTACGGATATGACCATTACTGTAATTCGTCCTCATGTCCATATTTCAAGCGTTAGTAGTTGGGGGATGGTATTTACACCATCTCCGACAAACAACGCTGAATGGTCATGTGAGGACTATAAAAATACAACGGGAAAACGGATTGAAGAAATGCTAAAGAAAGGGAAGGAAAAAGAATGAAAACATATACAGGATTTGAAGCAATTGAAAGAATGAAAACAAATTGGATTAAAGAAAAGAATGATTATTTTGCACACACATTAAAAGAGGGTAAACATGAGGTTTTAGGAATTAGTAGTCAACGTATTGTACCATCTGCAATCGGTATGAATTTCTTTTTTGAAAACGAGTTTGTAGATTATGAAAAACCATTGAATTTAGAGTGCGGTGAAATGTTTGTAATGGAAAGTTTAAATGGGAAATGGTATGGGGTCTTAAGAGAGGAGACTAAGGACAAATATTACTTAATTATGGGATTAAAAGTTGGTGAGTATCGTTTCTATGAAGATGGATGCTCCTTTAAAAAATATCAGGGACGTGCATTCCGAAAGGCAACGGATGAAGAGTTAGAAGAATTTGAGCGCTTTATGATGTTTTATAAGAAGGATCGTAAAATGGACGAGTTTAAATTAGGTGACATTTGTGAACGAGAAGATGTCCTATATAAAGTAGTTGTTCAGACTGAGGATAATAAATTTGAGGGTGTTTTAGGTTGTGTAGCAATTAATGAAAAAGATACTCCAGTAAAATACTTTCCAGTGAAAAGTATGGAATTACAATTTTGTGTCGAGGACATGGTGGGGTAGTTTTGCATCAACACATCATAGATCAACTGATTGATAGAGGTATTTATAAATCCAAGGACGGGCTTCGAGATTTGTTCGAATGCTCGTTTGAGGAGTTAGTGGAATTGTTGGAGGAAGAAGAGTGAGCTTTAAAAAGGAAATGGCAATCATTTTAGTCAGCTGGCTTTTAATCAGTGTGACTATATTCTTACTAAAATACAAACTTGGAGTGAACTTATAATGATTCAGTTACACACAATTACATCTGAAGAGAAGAAACAAAACTTTGATATTACGGAACTATTTGAAATGCAAATAGAACTGGATAAACGAATTGGATATAAAGGAAATGACAAAATGGATATGTTGTTTCGTGCATTACTAGTGGAAATCAGTGAGGCATGGAATGAAACTCGAGCGTTTAAGATGTGGAGCACAGGATTTGGAGTTCCTAAGAATGGACTATTAGAAGAGTTAATTGATGGTCTCCACTTTCTCATGAACATTGTAATTGAATTAGATAAATGTACATGGAGACATGAACTTATTCCTTCGTTTAGTATGCAATCCATTATGAGGAAAGATACAAGTAATATAAATATGCTGTTCGAATGGTATATGCAAGATGTGTTGACTGCAAAAAGGGCATGGTGTCAGTACAGAGATTTAACTACAACGATGGGGCATTTGAGAAGAGCGTTTGGCATCTTCTTTCGTATTTGCTATTTGTATGGATTTACTTATGAGGACGTTATTGATTCGTATAAGGAGAAGAATGCGGAAAATTTCGAGAGACAGGATAATGGGTATTAATTTAATTCTAAAAGGAAGTAAATTAAGAAGAACTCGTAAATAAGAGTAAGGGATAATAGGAGGTTATTTTTTGAAACTGCAAGATATAGAAATCAATCCTAGTACCATGAAGTTAGAAATAGATATTATGGAAATACCTAAAAATTGTGTGGTTGTTATATCTGATGGGAAGGCAAAGTTTAGGGAGCTACCACCCTATGGTGAATATAAAATAATTACACATCAAGGAAAAGTAAAAAGAATGAGGAAAGAAGAGGGAGAAGAATTTTAACTTTAAAAAAAAGAGGATTTTATCACTCTTTCTTTAATTTTTTTATAAATAGTATATAATTAAAGAGCTTATATAAAAATAAAGAAAGAGGGATTGGAGATGCAAGAATATACTTTTAGTTCAGAAGTAAATCAAGTAATTGTTGATGGGATATTAAATGGATATAAAAGCTATATCCATGAACGGAATGAAAAACAAAGAACGATGGTGATTAGTGATGCATATGCATGGGTAAAAGGGAATCATATTGATGATCAGACAGCTAGAGAGTGCGCAAATGTGGGGATTGAGTACAAAAAGGCTAGAGCTGGGTATACGTGGGGCTATTTGCAATTTACATCTTCTGAAGATAAAAGCATGTTTATAATCAAAAATTCAAAGTATTTTAATGAAGAGAATTTTCCAGGTGGTAAAGGGATTGATGGAAATAAAAAGCGTAAGAAAAATGATGAGAATTATTTAAAGAAGTTATCCAGAGTGAACTGGAAAATTAACTTTCCAGAAACTCCTACACTCCTTCCTAAAGAAGAGGGTTCGGTTGAATTTTTAACCCTATTTGATGATAATACTATGAAATCATTAGAGGATACAGAAGTAAGTAGGTTACAGGAAGAATACGATAAATTTTATATTGTAACTTACGAAATTGATGAAGCATTTATGATTTCTAAAATATCTGTTTGGATGCCGAATCCAAATGATGAGAAAGCCCATTTAGTTGAGGATTTAACGGAATTAATTAACAATAGCTCAGTGGAATTTGATGATGTAGATCTAACAGCTCTAGAAAGTGATGAAATGGATTATAACTATGATTCGCCTGCAGCTATTGATTTTGATATATTCCATGATGACGAGCTGGACCGTGAGAAAACAGATAATGATGATAGTCAAAGTTAGAAATATATTGTAGGAGGTAGGTACAATGTTTGTTGGTACAAATTTGACCAACATTCGAATTCTCCATGGTTATACAAGGAAACAACTTTCCGAAATGTTGGAAATTACAGAACAAGCCGTTTGGCAGTATGAGAACGGGTATATGTCTCCTAAGTTGGAAGTTATTAACGAATTGAAGAGGATTTTCAAGGTGAAAAGCAAGTACTTTTACTCTGAAGATTTTCTTGGTGAAAATGGAAAATCGAATATTCAACAATGTCATATTGCATATAGAGCTGAAATTATGAATAGTGCTCAAAAAAATCAAAGTGAAGCTAAAACAATTGAGTTTCTTAGTTCCTTTTTAAGTATTATTGAAAAAAAGTTGCACTATCCTCCAAATGAAATAGTAGCTCTAAGGGAAAAAGTAATTCAATATCTTACTCGTTCAAATGAGGATAGAAAATTGCAAATTGAGCGAGTAGCTAGCATGGCTAGAGAGTTTTTAGAGATAGGTAATAAAAGTAATATAAATTTATTATTTTTACTTGAGAAAAAAGGAATGTTTGTTTTTGAAAAGGCAATTGGTGAAAGAATAGATGCTTACAGTTTATGGTCTGAGGATGGACGACCTTTTATTATGTTAGGAAACTTGAAAAAGTCTGCGGCTAGAAGAAATTTTGATTTAGCTCACGAATTAGGTCATTTATTATTACACTATAAAGTTGAATTTTCTTCATTAGACAATAAAGCGCATAGAGAGCATGAACAAGAAGCGAATTTATTTGCTGGGGCTTTTTTGTTACCTGAAAAAGAGTTTACTGCAGACTTTAATTTACTTTCTAAGAATTCAGCACCGGATTCTTATATTGATTTAAAAAAGAAATGGATTGTTTCAATTCAAGCACTTGCCTATAGAGCTCATTCACTTGGTTTATTGGACTATCAAAAGTATAGATACTTTAACATCAAATTAAATAAGCAAGGTTATAAGATTAGAGAACCTCTTGATGATGAAATAAAAATTATGAAGCCTGGAAAAGTGAAAAGTATTCTACAGTTATTATTTGATAGGAATTATTTATCATTGGGCACACTTTTAGATACACTTAAGGTAGATGTGGAATTTTTATCTAACCTTACAGGGATAGAAAAGGAGTTCTTTGAAAAATATCATAATGACTTAGCAAAAGAATTTACTGTTTCTGATCTTAACTTAAAAATTAATTAAGAGTTCTACCAGCCAACTGGAGGACACTAAATAAACGTCTAAAGCGTTTGTTTGGTGTCTTTTTTATTTCACTGAAAAGGAGAGGGTTAAATGGGGAAAAGTCAACGAGATAAGGGTATGAGACGTGAAAGAGAATTTGCTAATTTGATAGGTGGTGCCCGTGTACCTCTCTCTGGTGCAATGGACGGGTACTCAAATGATGTGAAGGGTTTAGGTCTTGAATGGGAAGTGAAAGCTAGGAAAGAAGGATTCAAGACGTTATATAACTGGTTGGAGGATGAACGTGAACAGCCAGATGCATTAGCAATTAAGGCTGATAGAAAACCATGGTTAGTAGTTATGCCGTTGGATACATTTTTGAAAATGGTGAAGGAGTGAGAGAATGTTGGATATTGCCCTACCTGTTCTTAACAAAGAGCAGACGAAAAAGAATGTGCTTCAAGCTTTGAAAAAGTATCACCTATTTTTATCAAGTATAGATGAAAGAGATATAGAGCGTGTACAAGATGGTAAGGTGATCGGCATGAGTAAAACAGTTTTAGAACGAATCAACTATATTCAAGAAATAAGAAAAGGTGTAGAGAAGCTAGATGAGTGGGATAAGCAACTTATTGAATTAGCTTATCTAGGGAAAGAGAAGCCTAGTTGGGTAAAGATGTGTAGGATACTGAATATGTCACAGCCGGATTATTATAGGAAGAGGAATAAGGCATTGTTTGTACTTGCATATAACTTGGAAATTGAAGTAGAAGATTAAAGAATATGGATGTGTTAGATAGAGTGAGGGAGGACATGTGTTAAAAAGATTTATAGGTGAATGAAGGGACTGTAAGTCTGGACAGTTGTATGTCTCGAAGATTTATTTAGATTGATGAGGAGGAGAACGTCTAAGGGGTAATTGTTGAAGTGGTCTTAGAATAAATAAATTTAAAAAGGTTTGGGAATATTGTTGAATAATAGAGGATTTTATTGTAACTTTTCCATCAATATTCGACTACCTTTTTTTATTTGTATAATTACTATTAAATTAGGGAGGGATAATGATGGAGAATTTAAATTTTAGTCAAGTTCTTTTTTTAATTGAAGTTATGAAAATAGCCCAAAGTAAGGGGTTTGAGTTGAAAATTGAAGACGACTTTCTCTATGTAAAGTATCCTACGTATGGTTCTAGTAATTATGAAGAAGTAAACAATTTAAATGAATTAATTATCTTATGTAATGAAATTATTAAATGGAAATGAATTAATTATCTTATGTAATGAAATTATTAAATGGAAATGATTTATTTACCAAAAAATATGTTTAAACGAAAGGAAATAAGTTATAATGATGCTAAATGTTAGGTTATTTACAAAAAAACGTAATTAAAGAAGGTAATGCATATGTTAGTACAATTTACTATTGAAAATTTTAGGTCTATTCATCAGGAAGCTACATTTAGTATGCAAACTGCTCCGTATCTAAAAAAACTAAAAAAGACGAATACTTTTATGACTGATCCTGTAAATTTACTCAAATCAGCTATTATTTTTGGGGCGAATGGAAGTGGTAAAACTAATTTATTTAAAGCGGCACAAACATTAAGGGGGATTCTATTAAATTTTAAGCGTAGAAAAAATAGTAAGTTACCCTTTGAGCCATTTAAAATGATAAAAGACTATGAAAATAGTTTTACCACTTTCGAAATTATGTTACTGTTAGAAGGCTCTTTATTTAAGTATACATTAAGATATAACGATGAATTAATCCAAAAGGAGTCTTTAGTTAGAATAAGAAAAAATACGGATGAAATTATTTTTGATAGAGAATTTGATTTTGATGAGGAAATGTATATTTATGAATTATCAAATAATACAAATGATTTAATTGATAAAACTAGAAATACAACCCCATATCTATCAATACTATCCGAATTTAATGATATTTTAGCGATGGATATAATATCATGGTTTGAGGAAAGTCTTGTAACAGTTGGTGCTGATTTTGAAACTAGTAGATACCAGCATATTTATGAAAAACTAGAAAATAAGGAATTGAAAGAAAAATTATTGATGTTTTTAAAAGTTGCTGATTTTAACATAGTCGATATAGAACTTAGAAAAAGAAAACATAAAATCCCTGATAAGGTTAGAATGCTTGTTGAGGCTATCCTTGAAGAAGATTCAGATAAAGATGCTGATGATTATATGGAAATATTGGATGTTTTTACTATTTATAATACATATGATGCGGATCTTAATATAGTAGATAAGGCCCATATACATGCAGATTCTTATGAATCACGTGGTACTAATAAAATGATTCTTATATCTTTAATATTATTAGATGCAATTGAGAACGGGAAAACATTATTAATTGATGAATTTGATAATGCATTCCATGTTGCAATTTCTAAATTTTTATTAAAAGTATTTAATACGCCATTTTATAATAGTTCTTCACAATTTATATTAAATACGCATGATTTGTCATTGTTAAATAGTGAAATACTTAGAGTTGATCAAATTTGGTTTGTAGAAAAGGATCGACAAAATAGCTCGGAATTTTATTCTTTATATGATTTTAACGAGACATTCAACAGGTCTAGTTCGGACATGTCTTTTGCTAACGAATACATAAAAGGGAAATTTGGTGCCATTCCAATTGTAAATGAATCTACTTTATTAAAAAATATTTTCGCTAGAGAAGAAGGGGTACGAGATGGGGTTACCGACTAGGGGTAGAAAAGGAAAGCAAGTAAAAAAAACAATATATATTTTTTGTGAAGGAAAAGAGACTGAAGTTCATTATTTAAATGCAATTAAACAACAATTGAAAGCTGCAACGGTTAAAGTGAATATTAAAGGGGTAGGTCAGTCCAGTCAAAATTTATTAGATTATGCGATCGCTTGTACTAAAGGTGCTAAAGATGTGGAAAATATTTGGATTGTATTTGATAAAGATGATTTAACTCCGAATGAGATTTCATCAACAGTTGCTCGTGCAAAGCGAAGTGGTATAGAAGTAGCTTTTACTAATTGTAGCTTTGAGGTTTGGTTATTATTGCATTTTGAATGTATAGATTCAAGCACCAACTGTGATAGAAGAATTGTTTATAGAAAACTTCAACGATATTTAAATATTAAAAAATACGAAGACCATAAGAGTGATGTTATATTGTTAAGTGACGTTGCGGGAAACTATAGAAAGGCGATAATAAATAATAAAAAATTATTGCAGAGTAACACTAATCTTCTTACGTCACCTTATAGTAATGTTGTTAATTTAATTGAATCATTTGCATAAATATGGAGAAATAAAAAAGGAGAATATGATTATTATGCACCTTGAGCATGATAATCATATTCTTATTTCTTTTAGTAATAATATTATATATTTTTATCCACAGATATTGAAGAGAAGAAAGCGTATTAGAAGGATTACGTGAAAAATTCTAACCCTATAATTAATCAGAGTGAGTCATCTATATAAATAGTTGGCTTCTTTTTTGTAAATTAAATGAAAAAATATTTGTAAAGAGAGAATAAAATTATGGAACAAGTTGTAAAAGAATATTTTTCACAAAGTAAGCTATACAAAGTCCAAATTATAAAACGAAAAGATGGTTTGTATATAACGGAAGTTTATAGGTGGATGGAAGATTGCGGATATGAGTTTTGGAGCGCTATCAATCAAGGGTTTTCTTTGATAGATAGTGAAGAGAATGCACGAAAGGTAGCTATTGAACAGCTGAGGGTGTATTCTGGTAAAACTCTTTATGATAGGCCATATTGAAAGGAACGAGATAATATAAACACGGAACGCTGTGCGTATGATGAGGAAGTTTGTTTAGGTAACTTTTAATTGAAATTATAGAAGAATGAGGGCCGTTTTACATAAAAGGAATAAAAATATGAGTAATTAAATATTAATATGAAATTGATAATGTTAAAATTATTGAATAAACAGAAAGGGTGATTTTATTGTTTGAACAGGAGAATGCTTATATTGAAAGTAAGATATCAGAAGTTAAATGTTTAACATTAATTCAGGAAGGGATTCTTTATATTAGTGGATCTAATATAGAAGATTTTCAAGATATGGGAAAAAGAAATGATTTGGATTGTTGGTTGAGAAAAGCCAATTCTTTATTGCCGAAAATAAAACAAAGTTTATTTGATGGGATGAAAAGCTCGAATATTTCTGATTTTAATCCTACGGATATATCAGAAGAAGTATACTGGGCTTATTTTCATAATGAAAATGCAATATTTAGATTAGCGTGTTTATGGGATGTTTTAGCACAAATTTGTAATGAATTTTTTGATTTAGGTTATCAAATAAATAGGGTTAGTTATAAACAAGTATTTAATAATGAAAGGTGTAAATCTAATGATAAGGATTTTATTAAAGTACAAGATAAAATAAGTGCGTATTTTAAGGAGGATGATAATACGAAAGTAGATGGTATAGATAAGCCTTGGAGTGGCAACCATGAATATATTTCTAATATTCGTAATAAATTTACACATCGGAATGATCCTCACATCATGCATTTTTTCAATAATGGAATAGATGATGGTGAAAAAATAAACATTCCAGATCATCCTATATTTGAGTTGAAGAGAATTACTGAGGATTATATTAAGTGCTTTGGATTTTTGAAGGAAGTAAATACGTTAATAATTAATAAATATGGTAGTTTTGATTTATAATGATTTATTAAACCTAACTTTTAAAATGAGGAATAATTAAAAATTTCAGATGGTAATTGAATTTTTTGGGCATTGTAAAGTCTATTGAATTGGGACACTATCAAAGTGCGGGTTTTTTAATCAAAAATTTAATTAAAACATTTGAGTTTAAGGACGTAAAATGGCTAATAGAAGAATTTTTCAAGGGCGAAACTTACTGTTACTATAGTTATTTAAAATTGAAGGGCTAAATAGCTTATATGTTTTTTTAGCTTTAGAAAATAAGAACATCAAAAAATTTTATAAAGAGCATAATCTTTATAAAATACTATGAATACATCTTTTTAAAGTTTAATAATTAAATAATAAGTTAGTAGAAATGGCATCCGTGAAGGGTGCTCTTTTTTTATGATAGAAAAAGAGATTAAAAAATTTTGATAAAAAATTGATAAAAAATACTTTATAGGTGCTTGTATCATTAATAGTGTAATAAGAACTGCCACGGAAATGATACTGTATGTCGTTTCTTGATTTCTTTAAACGTCTCGGGCTAGGGCAATTAATTATAGTTTACTCACGAATAAACGTAAGTAAGGGTCCGACCAACGGGGGAGAGGGTTACACCTCTCTTTGAGCCGAGGATGTTCCTTCCGAATGTCCAATTGCTAATCATACTTTCCTCGGTTCAAAGAGGCGTGGGGCACCTCAACACTTGATTTCTCTCTTGAACTTTACCAAACTAATTAGAAGCATCAGCTACACTTACAGATTTGTGTCTATGAGGAACGGTTTTCCGTTTCTCTGACTGTATAAGTGGGATTCACTTGTGTAGTGAGAGAAGCGTAGAAATTAAATATGAAAGTAATAAAAGAACACTGTTATGTAGAGAAGTACAGTCTATATACGTTGTTCTTTTTTGTTTATAAGGAGGGGATAGGTTATGCAGGATTTAATTAAGCAATATAACATGACTTTAAGACGATTGAGCGAGGCGCAAAAGGATGCTAAAGAGGAAGATATAAAGATTCTCACTGATATGATTAGCGACATTTCTTACTCCTTAGAATGGATGAAAAAGGCGAGAAGACCGGGAACTCGTAGAGGGGTTGAAAGGTTAGCTGCTTATCAGAGAGAAAGAGCGTGTGATCCGTTACTGATGCAAAGGTATTTCCGTAGCATGGAGGATAATTTATATGAGTGGGATAATCATCAGCAAGAACATGCAATTGGTGAATGGGATAAGATTAGGTTGGAAGATGCATTATCATTGTTAACAGAACGGGAGAAAGAAGTGTATTTAATGTCTAGAGGATATTGTTTAACATATAGAGAGATTGCTAGATACCTAGATGTTACATGTAGTACGGTACAATCTATGATAGAACGTGCTGAAAAGAAAATAGCAAGACAGGTAAATGAGAGCCTCTTCTGCAATTGCGGATGAGGTTTTTTAATATTGTAAAAAATTATCAATTATATATAATTAATAATAGATAAATTTGAGAATATTTCAAAGAGATACCGATGAAAACAACTTGTTACAATAATTTCAAAAGTATGAGAAATAGGGTTTAGTGAAATTAAGAAATGTTTATGATTAAAAGATATTTTAATCATAAACACCAATAATCTTCTATATATTAATATAATGTATAGAAGATTGGTTATAATCTTTTACATTTGTTAGTTTTGAAATAATTAAACTAAAAACAGTGAGTTATACGGACAATTGTAAATTGTGTCTAGTAAATTATTAAGGGGAAAAGTTTATGATTCGAATATATAAGAATGGTGCAATAAACTGGCTATCTAATGAATTATCAGCTCTAGGATTACAGTACATACTAAATGAGAAAGGTGAGTTAGAAAAATTAATATCGGAGTGTTTTAATGGGAAATGTTCCTATTGTGAAAATTCGATGGAACGTATAGATATACAAATTGATTATTATAGACCAATAAATGGTGCGCTAAATACTATGGATGGAATTTTTCATGAGGAACTTTATAACTGGTTGGAAAATGATATCGATAATCTATTTTCTATTTGTGTAGAGTGTAATCGTGCCAAAAGTAATCGATTTCCAGTAGAAGGTGAGATGGCTTCTTTTAATGCAAGTCAGAAAGAATTAACTAAAGAAAAGAGGTTATTACTAAATCCTTATAGAGACTATCCAGAGAAGCATTTTAGTTATAGTAGTGATGGAAGCATATACCCACGAACAAAAAAAGGACATATTTCAATAGAGATATTAAACTTAAATCGAGATTCATTGAGGAAAGCTAGAAGAGAAGAGGCTGAACAATTTGTTGAAATGTGTAATTTTTATATAGAGAGCAGTGGTATGTTACGTAGGCATGGTGAGGGCATGGGAAGAATTATTAAAGAAATAAATCAAGAATCAATATTTGCTGGTTTAAAAAGGCATATTCTTTCTGAATTAATTTTAAATGGAAGTATGAAGTATACTGAAGAATTAGATGAATATTTAAAGGGAATTATGACGAAAAGTGAGTTGCATTATTTCGTTGCCGCAAATAAAGATAACTTTATCGAATCAACGAAACGAAAGTATTATGATACGGAAAAAAAAATAAACCTTTATAATGTGACAGATGATAATGATATATCTAAATATTTTAGTGTGCAACGATTTATTGAAAAAATTGAGATTAGTAATTTTAAAATTATTAAAGATTTAAAACTTGATTTGACTTTAAGTAAAAGTAAAGATGCACCGTGGTTAATGCTCCTTGGTGAGAATGGTATAGGTAAAAGTTCAATTTTACAAGCCATTGCACTGGCGTTGATGGGGAAAAAAGAAAGAGATAAACTATTATGGAAAATTAATAAAAGTCCTAATGAATATTTACGACATAATGCATCTGAGGGGTATATTAAAGTATATTTATCGGGGATGATGGAACCAATTAGTCTACACTTTAATAAATATTCGAGAGAATTTAGGGGGGAGAACCATCAAGAACCGAGGATTTTATTATTAGGTTATGGATCTACACGTTTACTCCCACGGGATAGCATGGAAGAAGGTATGAACATTACTTGGGCAAGAACGGGTAATCTTTTTAATCCATTTATACCATTAGTACATGTAGAGGAGTATTTGCTGTCTTTAAGTGATGAGGACTTTTTTAATGTAAGGCGAGCTATAGAATCAGTTATTTTAGAAGATGTGAGAGTTGTTAGGAATAAATCTAAAAGGTTATTACTTTTTAGATTACCAAATTCAACTGTTGAATTAGAAGAATTAAGTGATGGATATCAAACTGTTATTGCACTTGCTACTGATATAATGATGGTCATGAAAAATCGATGGCGCAGTTTTGATGCGGAGGGAATAGTTTTAATTGATGAGATAGATGCCCATTTACATCCTAGATGGAATATTGAAATTGTATCTAGATTGAAGAAAGCTTTTCCGAAAATCCAATTTATCGCAACATCGCATAATCCATTATCACTTCGTGGACTTATTGATGGAGAAATTGCCGTGTTATTAGAAGATGAGGATAAAAATCCGTATATTACTCAAAAACTCCCTTCGCAAAAAGGGTTTAATGTGGAAGTGCTATTAACATCTAAATTTTTTGGGCTGTATGATACGATGCCGGAGTTAAATGAATTATTTGATAGATATTATTTACTTTTATCAAATCCCGAACCTAATTCAGAAGAGAAACAAGAGATAAGGTATTTGAAAAATAAATTAGAAAAATATGATAAAACAGGCACGACGATTAGGGAACAAAAGTTTTATGAAGTAGTAGATGAATACTTGGCAAAATCTCGAGATAGAAATTCCAATTATAATGAACAGGACTTTAAAAAGATGATTAAAGAAACTATAGAATATTTTGAAGGGTAAGGGTTTTTATGATATATGTCAAAAGAGGGAAATTGCCAAAAGAATTAGATTTAACTAACACAAATTCTATTGGATCTACAGAATTAGCGGAGGCAATAACATATTTTCAAACTCAAACAAGAAAATTTGATTTTTCTGCTTATAAAAATCCAAGTGTAGTAAAAAAATTAGCCAAAATGTTTCATGGGAAATGCGCATATTGTGAAAGTGAAATTCGAGCAATATCCTATGAAGAAATTGAACACTTCAGACCTAAAGGAGCAATTAGAATAAAGGTTAAAGAAAATCTGAAGTATCCAGGGTATTATTGGTTAGCTATGAAGTGGGACAATTTATTGGTATCTTGTCCTAAATGTAATAAGATCAAGGGGAATTTCTTCCCTCTAGTAAATGAAAATAATCGGACTGCAAATCCAAATCAAATTTCTCAAGAAGCACCATTGTTAATAAATCCTTGTGAAGAAGCTCCTGAAGATCACATTAAATATACTGAGAAAGGTTACATTGAATCTAAAACAGATAAGGGGAAATTATCTATAAGACATTACGGTCTTTATAGAAAAGATTTAACTAAACTTCGTGAAAGATTAGCAAAGGATATTTTTTTAAAGAAAAGACAAATATTAACGGGTTTTAAAAATAATATTTATTTCAAGAAACATTTAGATACTGATTCAGAGGCAAAGGAACGGTTAGAAGAACAGACATTAGAAATCCTAGACAATTATGATTTCATTCTTGAATATATTAATAATCCTGAAATGCCTTATCGCCAAATGGTAATTCAGCTAACTGAAAAGTTTCGAAAAGACTATGGGACAGAATTAGAGGAATTAAGGATTGGATATGAAAAATCAGTGCGTAAAAAAAAATTAGCATATAAATAAGAGATTAAAACTTTTAAAGAGATACAAATAAATAGTTTGTAAGTAGAAAGAGCATCTGCATAAGGTGCTTTTTATTTGGAAAAAAACATAAAAGATACATAATGAAAATCCTGCTTATAGTAGAAAAAATATTTTAAAAAATAAATTCAACACCTGTTCACTTAAGTTAATAGGTGTGGCATAATAAATATAGAAAGAAAGGGGGAAACAAATTGGCAAAGTTAGCACTGATACTAGGAGTGGTACTTACAGCACTAACAATCATCGAAAAAGTCCTAGTTATCCACGAAAAAGTGAAAAAGCTCAAAACCAAACGAAAACGCCCAGCCAGACGTAAACGAAAATGATTTTGAGCGGAAGAGAGAAGCCCACCTTCTCTCTTCTATACACATTATAACAACTTGCCAATTTGTAAACAATATGAAGAAAACAAGTAATTCATCTAACATCTTAATTATTTTCGTTACACTGTTTTACTTTGCGTATTTTCGAGATTCACTCGAAGCGAGTATTTTTAAAACTGTTTTGGATATCGCGTTAATCATTCTTTTAGTCCTTTATATAATAAATACGTCATTACGACTTTATGGGATTTTTAAAGAAAAAAGAGGTGAATAAAGTGTACAAGTTTGAAGATAAAGAGCAACTGCTTTCTTTTTTACATGATGAGGTATTAACAACACCAGAGGTAATGGATGTTTTAGGGATTAGTAAAGCGAGAATTAGTAAAATGATTAAAGATGGTAAGCTTGTGCCATTTAAGAAGATGGAACGAGTTAGTTTATTTCTACGTGAAGACATTGAAGAGAAGAAGAAAGAATTAGAAGTCTTGCGTAGTAAATATAGACCATATGAAGAATAAATAAAGAGGGATGTTTGATAGTGGAAGGTGGATATCAATGTTTAGGGGTTTGAATGCTTAAGGAAAAAATCAAAAAATTCAATGGGGAGAAGAGAAGATGAGTCAAAGTCAATATATAGTAGAAAGTATAAAGAGTTTTGTAAAACAAGAGCAAACGTCTTATGCAGTACTTATAAATGGAGCATGGGGTAGTGGGAAAACGCATTTTTGGGAGAATAACCTCATAGAGGAAATCGAAGAAATACCTATTATACAAGATAATTCCGATGACACATATAAACATGTATACATCTCGTTATACGGTCTTTCTAATGTTGATGAGGTGAGAAAGAAACTTTTATTAAATTTATATTTATATAAAAATAAAGGAGAAAATAAAAATAAATTTAATCTGTTTAATAATAAATTTAATCCATTTAAAAATGAAAAAGTGATTAAAGTGGGAAGTATTGTTCTTTCTGGGTTAAAAGATGCGAAATTTTTGGGGGTTAGTGCAAATAGTTTCAAGTTAGAAACAACAGATATTCAAAAATTAATAAATTTAAGTGATGTGGTTTTTTGTTTTGATGACTTAGAAAGAAGTTCAATACCAATTAATGAGTTGTTAGGCTATATAAATGAATTAGTGGAACATGGCAATGCGAAAGTAATAATAATTGCGAATGAAGAAGCGATAGAAGAGAAAGAAAAATATAAGAAAATTAAGGAAAAAGTTATTGGGCGTACTTTATTATATAAACCTGATCATACAGTAGTAGTGGAGCAAATAGTTAATTCGATGAAAAATCAGGATTGCAAAAAGATGTTACAGGATAACATGGTTCTAATTGAAAAATTATTTCATAGTAGTAATACCAATAATATTCGTATCTTAAAACAAATAATTTTTGATTTTGAAGTTATTTATAATGAGATACAAGAGAATTATCCTAAGATTAGCGAAAAAGTTATGAGAGAAATTCTTTATTTTACATTGGCTATTAGTTTTGAGATTCGTTCTGGAATGAAGGAAAGTGATAGTCTAGAAAAAATAACATCAGATAAAGAATTTTTCTATCATGTTCGTTTAATGGATAACGTAAAAGATGAACCTTGGAAATCTTTAAAGGCATTTGATGAGAAATATCTTCTTGAAGAAAACAACATTAGGTATATTAAATTTATTGAAACATTTGTAAGGAAAGGTATTCTTGATATAGCAACCTTTAAAAATGAAATGGATGGAATTACAAAAAATGGTGAAAAAGAATTGAAATATAATTCATTTCTTACGCATGAATATTGGTATCATTCCGATGAAGATTTCAGGAGATTAACTCAATTGACTTTTGAAAAATTAGAACAGGGAGATTGCGATTTATATACTTATTATATTGCATATAACCGATTTGAAGAACTTATTAAATTGAAACTCTTTGATAAGAGCATTGATGAACTTACAGAAGCGATACTTAGTGGTATAGATAAGGCTAAGGAAAAAGCTGAATATGAAGAAGATAGAGAAGAAGGTTTATCAGCTGCCAGAACAATCGCTAGTGGAAATAGAAAGTTAATATTGGATAAATTGTGTTCGTCAATTGATGGGTTAAAAGCACAAAAGGAAAAACAGGATATTTTTAACTTGTTCCAATTAATAAAAGTTGATGTTCCTAAATTTGGGAGGGAAATGGATGTTGAATATCAAAACATCCCGATATTTCATATTTTAGAGTTCCAATTAATAAAAGAGACGATATTTAGTCTTGAAAATCGTGATTTGTACTTCTTTATTGACGTTATAGAGAGGCGTTATAAAGATGTCATGAGAGAAGAACTTTCGGTAGAGTTACCTGTGTTAAAGGAACTTAAAAAAGAGATAGAGAACCACATAAAAGGGAAAGAAATTTCTCCGAAAGTGATTTTATTAAGAGAATTAGCAGAGTGTATAAGTGAAATAACAAAATAAAAAGACTGAAAATTTTTCTTTCTTATTTTTCATACAGATGCTACTTATGTATAGATAAAACTTTATATAGCTTTTAATACAAGATGACCGTTCAATGTTGGACGGTTATTTTGTATTGCAAAAGAAAAAAGAGATGAAAATAAATCATCTCTTTTATATATTCTTGTTTTCATTAACACCTAAATGCTTTTTTAGTGCATCTTGTAACACTTGTGAGTAGTTTACATTATTAGCTTTTCCCATCTTATCAAGCCAATGAGGAATAGTTAGTGTTTTCTTTACTGCTTTATTTTCAATCTCACTACGGAATGGTGGCATCCAGACTTCCATTAAGCCAATAACTTGATTCTCTTTAGTTTGGATAGAAGCTGGATTAGATACAGGCGGAATAATGCCTTTATTTTCTTCAATTTCATATAGATGAGTTGCTAATGTCTTTTTAGCCATTTCAAAAGCATCCTCATAGTTATTACCATTAGCATGACAATCTGCTAAGTCAGGAAATGTAACAGTAACCTGCTCATTAGAAAAATCAAAAATAGATGGGTAGATGTAGCGATCTTGGTAAGTGCTCATTTGTTTTCCTCCTGCTAAATATAGTGTAATGGATTTACTTCTTAAATTTCTTGATAATCGAAATGGTAAAGACCAGAATCCATAAAATAATCACTATTAAGTAGATAGTGTCTAACATTTGTAAATTAGAAAAGTCGGTAACAATAAAGAAACGAATTGTTAAAAATAAACAAATAGTATTTAAAATCAATGAAGTTTTTGACATATTGATATGGGAGATGATAATATTTTTTTGAGAAACCCAACCAGTTGGTTGAGTTTCCCAATGGGTTACTTGCGTTTTCTTCGCTTAGGTTTTCTGCTTGGTCGGCTTGAACCTTTGCGTTGAGGACGCTTATTTTTTTCTTCTTTGCTTTCTTTGAGAAGTATGTATATCGCTAAGATGAAAGAAGAAATCCCGCTTACTTTGTCTAAAATATCTAGAATGTCCATCTCCCTTATTCCCTCCTTTCTATACTCTTATTATAACACGTATTATAATACGTATCAATGGTTTTTTGATATTTATTAGCAATTTTTAGTATTAAATATATTAATTTCATGGATTTTTTTATTGATTGAATTTAATTACAGTAATATAATGATTTATAAATTTGGAGGAGGTATGGTGCGATGGATATAAATAATAATAGGATTGGAAAATATCTTGATGGGAAAATAAGAGAATATTTCAATGTTAAGTACAAACAACTAACTGTTAAACAATGCTCGGAATTTATTAATAAGCTAGAAGAGGGACATACAAAAGAAGACTTAGAGTCAATGAGTGTTATTTTGGAAGGAGAAGTAGAACAAAGTAAGTTATTTGGTCCAACTCAAACATTCTACAACTCTTTTATTACAATTCTAGTGGGTACGTTTATAGCGCTATTTACTTGTTTTTCTGGTTTTTCTTTAAATGCTGCAATGCTTTTTCTTAAAGGAGACGAGATAAGCGATATAAATCAAAAGGCAGATAGTTTAGCATTTACATTTAATACAGTCTTTGCAAGTGGAGCGATTGTTTTCTTAATATTAATGGTCGTACTCGGTTTTGTAGGAATTGCTGTACAGAATTATAGAAATAATTTTGGAAGGTTTCATTTTTATAAGCAAATTATTGATAAGTGTATTGAAAAAAAGGAAACTGAGGAAAAAGAAAAAGAGGAACAAGAAATAGCGGAAAAAGAAAGAGCAAATAAAAATAAATTAGCTTCTAGTAGAAAAGGCTCATCGAGATATCGTTAATATAATTAAAAAGTTATAAACCATATAGTTTTTGTCGTACAAAAGCCACCTAATAATAGATAGGTGCTAACGACAATTATGTTATATAAAACTTCATTTACTGTATTGGGTTATAAATTATATAAATTCTTGTAGCGTCTTGTTTGTTGTTAAGGAAAGATAACAAACAAACGAACACAATGAACGAAAAATTATGAAACCTTTCAAAATTAGTCGTTTTTATTTTGTATAATGAATCTAATTAGAAAGGGGATGTTGATATGAGAAAAATAGATGAGTCAAAAAGGCCTTTTTTTGAAACGCATGGAGAAAAGGGGACAACTTACTTTGTACATGGTTATGCGGTAGGAATAGAACAAAAGGTATACTTCGGAGAGTTTAACTCGTTAAAAGAAGCAAGACAATTTATTTATCGTTATGTTCATAGGAATCCTGAATGGTTAAATGAAAACGGTGATGTGAATGAATACAATAATAAACAATCAAGACCGGACGTAGATGATGCATGGCATGAGAATGTTTTTAAAAACGAATATAAAAAGCAATATAAAGACCTTGAAGATTGGGATAAATAAAAATAGTGAATCCGTTGTTTTTTATTTTGCATAGAAAAAGGAACCATAATAGGCTCCTTAATTCGATTCAGAAGTTGTGTAGTTTTTCTTGATGATATCTTTTATGTTGATAATTAGGGATATAAGGAATCCAGCAGCTAGGATACCGTTTACCCAGTAATATGTATTCCCTGATGTAAATTTATTATAAAAGGAATCGACATTATAATATACTAATCCTGCTGAAATGACGGTAGAGATTACTAACGTACCAAAACTTTTCATGATTCTCCCTCCATGATTCTGAAATGTTTGACTTTTAATACAATTATACATTTAAATAAAAAGGTTTACAAAGGGATTACCATATGGGGGAGTTAGACAAATTACCTCCTATTAATATAGAAGGTGGTAGGTGAATGACAAGGGTTAATAATGAACTTGAAGTGTGGAATGATATAGAGGATTACGAAGGTAAATATCAAGTCAGTAGTTTAGGCAGAGTTAAAAGTTTAGATAGGATTGTTAGACATAGTGGGAATCATGAAAGGATACAGCATGGGAAGATATTAAAATTAACACTTAACTCTGTGAGTGGGTACTTGCAGGTTGGGTTGTACTTAGAAGGGAAGGTCAAGAAATGTAATGTTCATAGGTTGGTTGCAGAAACATTTATTAATAATCCTGCCAATAAACCAGAAGTTAATCATATTGATGAAAATAAAACTAACAATACAGTTAGTAATTTAGAATGGTGCACTAGAAAAGAAAATGAAAACCATGGTACTAAAAAGCAAAGGAAGACAAAGAATACTGATTATGAATCTATTCGGTTAAAGAATAGCAAAGTAGTTATTCAATATGATAGTTCAGGTAAATTGATAAAAGAATGGAATAGTATTGCTGATATTAATAAGCAGCTCGGATACAGCAAAGGGAATATTTCAGAGTGCTGTAATGGAAAATTAGAAAAGGCGTATGGATATGTATGGAAGTTTAAGGGTGTGGTTTAAATAGCTAAAGAATATAGTCGGAAATTCTATAAGTCAAAAGGTTGGGAGAAGTGCAGAGAGTCGTACATTGCTACAACATTAGATGGTATGTGTGAGCATTGTAAAGAAGTACATGGCTATATAGTTGACCATATTGTTGAGATTACACCACAGAATATAGACAATCCAGATATCACATTGAATCATGAGAACCTACAGTACTTATGCTTACCTTGTCATAACACTAAGACATTTGGTAAAGCTGTATTGATTAGAGAAGATGTAATGTTTGATGAACATGGTGATTTGATTAGGAGGGATAGATGATAGAATACTTTGAAGTATTTATAGTATTCTTTATATCTACTTTAGGTATGATAATTCCTCTAGCTTTACTTACTTGGTTTGTTTTTTGGTTAGTCGAAAGATATTGATAGCTTGAGATTACGAAAGTAATTGAGTAAGTTGAAAAACTATATCCCCCCTATCTCTTGATAAGGGGTCTTTGGCTTTGGAACCGATGATGGAGCTTCAAAAAATAAATTGGTCATTTCACGTGACCCCCTACCCCAAATGCATAAGAGATGAGGTGTTATTTATGGCAATAAAGAAGGAATTAACAAAAGAAGAACGGGTTAATAAAGAGATAACGAGACTTAAACGAATATATAAAGAAATGCCAAAAGATACCCTCTTGGTAGTAGAGGGATTAATTGTGGAAGCGGCAGATTTACGTGTTCGATTAGAAGATATTCGAAAAGACCTCGATGAGAATGGTTATGATGAAATGTTCTCACAATCAGAGAATCAAGAGCCGTATGAGAGGGAACGTCCGCAAGCTCGACGATATATAGCAATGAACAAAAACTATCAAAGCATAATGAAGCAATTAGGTGATTATGTTCCTAAGCCGGATCTAAAGAAGAAAGAAGAAACCGACGATGGATTTGAAAAGTTTGTGCAGAATCGATGAGAAAACAATATCCACTATCACATAATCCTATAATAGATTATTACAATAAAATTGAATCCGGTGAAATTGTAGTAGGTGACAAGGTTAAACGTATTTATAATAAACTCGTTAGTGATGTTTATAATAATGATTCTGAGTATGAGTATGACTCTAATAGAGCTAATCATGTTATTGAATTTATCGAAAATTATTGTAAGCATAGTAAAGCAAAATGGGCTGGAAAACCAATTGATTTAGAACTTTGGCAACAAGCATTCTTAGCCGCGACTTTTGGCTTTGTTCATAAAATTGATGGAACTAGAAAATATCGAGAAGCATTCTTAGTAGTTGCACGTAAAAATGGCAAGTCGACACTTTCGTCTGGTATATGCTTATATCTTCAAGTAGCAGATGGTGAAGGTGGTTCCGAGGTATATGCGGTAGCAACTAAAGAACAACAAGCCAAAATTGTTTGGTCAGAATCAAAAAGAATGGTTAAAAAGTCACCCGCTTTGTCGAAAAGAATAAAAACTTTAGTCAAAGAATTAACAGCAGATTTTAATGATAGTGTATTTAAACCAGTAGGTAGTGATAGTGATACATTAGATGGGCTAAATGTTCACGGAGCCTCCCTTGATGAAATTCATGCATGGAAGGATAAAAATTTGTATGACGTAATTGTCGATGGTACGTCAGCACGTGAACAGCCATTGATTCTTATGATTACAACAGCTGGAACAGTAAGAGAATCTGTTTATGATATGAAGTATGATGAAGCAGAAATGTTACTGAATGGATTAGAGGATAAAGATGGCTATAAAGATGACCGCTTTTTACCTGTTATTTATGAACTTGATAAAAGAGAAGAGTGGACTGACAAAACCAAATGGGCTAAAGCAAATCCTGGTTTGGGTACCATAAAGAAAATAGATAATTTAGAAACGAAAGTAAATAAAGCAAAGGCTAATTCTTTATTAGTGAGCAATTTATTGACGAAAGACTTTAATATTCGTGAAACATCATCAGAAGCATGGTTAACATTTGAACAATTGAATAACTCAGCTACTTATAATATCAAAGAATTGAAACCTTCCTATGGAATTGGTGGTTGCGATTTATCTTCAACCACCGATCTAACAGCAGCGAAGGTTATTTTTATGGTCCCAGAAGACCCACATATTTATGTGAAGCAGATGTATTGGCTTCCAGAAGATTTATTAGAGCAGCGAAGTAAAGAAGATAAAATTCCATATAATTTATGGCACGAGCAAGGAATATTAAGAACAACACCGGGAAATTCCGTTCATTATAAATTTGTCACGAAATGGTTCTTAGAAATAAGAGATGAATATGGTATTTATCTACCTTGGATTGGCTATGATAGATGGTCAGCTAAGTATTGGGTTGAGGAGATGGAAGGATATTTTGGCAAAGAATCTATGATTCCTATCGCACAAGGTAAACAGACTCTGTCTAGCCCGATGAGACTTTTAGGAGCTGACTTGGAATCTAAATTAGTCAACTATAACAACAACGCAATTGATAAGTGGTGTCTTTCCAACACAGCCGTAGACGTTGATAAAAATTTAAATATACAACCAAATAAAACAAAGAACCAACGACGTCGTATTGATGGTACAGCAGCGCTTTTAAATGCATATGTAGTTCTTCAAGAAAAACGAAATGACTACCTCAACATGATTTAAGAAGGAGGTGAGAATTTGGGGTTATTTGATAAGATATTTGGAAAGAAACAGGCTCCTACTACAACTCGTTTTGAAATGATAAACGATAATGGTGGAGGTTTTTTTGCATGGAATGGGGACATCTATCAAAGTGACATTATACGAGCTTGTATACGTCCTAAAGCGAAAGCGGTTGGTAAGCTCATAGCCAAGCATATACGAGATAACTCTACTGAATTCAAGGTGAATCCAGATTCCTATATGAGATTTTTACTGGAAGAGCCTAATCCATTGATGACAGGACAAATGTTTCAAGAGAAAATGGCTGTTCAATTAGAGTTGAATCATAATGCATTCGCTTATATTAAGCGCGATGACTTTGGTTATCCTACTGAGATTTATCCTATTCCATGTACAACAGTTGAAGTTGTAGAAGGTGCACAGGGAGATATCTTTTTAAAGTTTTATTTTAAAAATGGTAAGCAGATGACGATTCCGTATACAGATATCATTCATTTACGTAAAGACTTTAATGATAATGACTTTTTCGGAGAACATCCTGGTAATGCATTAGCACAATTAATGGAGATTGTTACTACCACTGATCAAGGTATTGTTAAAGCAATTAAAAATAGTGCAGTAGTAAAGTGGATTCTTAAATTTAAATCAGTACTAAAACAAGAAGATATTGATAGTCAGGTTAAAAACTTTGTGAATAACTATTTGAATATCTCAAATGACGGTGGAGCAGCTTCTTCTGATCCGAGATATGATTTAGAGCAAGTAAAACCTGAAGCATTCGTACCAGATTCAAAGCAAATGCAAGAAACTGTTCAACGTATCTATAATTTCTTTAATACAAACGAAAATATAATTCAAAGTAAATATAACGAAGATGAGTGGAATGCATACTACGAGTCAGAGATAGAGGTTTTTGCGATGCAGCTTGCTGGTGAATATACCAGGAAGCTTTTTTCGCGTCGAGAAAGGGGATTTGGTAACAAGATTATCTTTGAATCCTCTTCTCTTCAATACGCTTCAATGAGTACAAAGATGAATCTTGTTCAGATGGTAGACAGAGGCTCGTTAACGCCAAATGAATGGAGAGCAATTCTTTCACTTGGTCCAATTGAAGGTGGAGACAAACCGATCAGAAGATTGGATACAGCCTTGGTCAAGGAAGGAAATGTTGCAGATGAAGGAGGTGATGACAATGAACAAGACGGAAAAGAGGGAACTACTGAGTAGTGCTCTTGAAATTAGGGAATTAGAAAATGGCCTTCGAACAATTTCTGGTTATGCAGTTAAATGGGAAATGAAATCTGTAACAATGGGCTATTGGCAACGATTTAAAGAGCAGTTTAAAAAAGGAGCCTTCACAGAGTCCTTGACTCAAGAGGATCAATTGGCTTTATGGAGTCATGACACATCTCAAGTGTTAGGAAGAACTAAAAATGGTACTCTTCGTTTATTTGAAGATGAGATTGGACTAAGGTTTGAACTAGACTTAGCCAATACAACACTCGGAAATGACACATACGAGACGATTAAACGCGGTGATGTTGACGGTGTTTCTTTTGGTTTCCAAATGGTAAAGGAAGAATGGGACGAATCAGATTCAGACAATGTAGTTCGTAGTGTAACGAAAGCTAAGTTACTAGAGATTAGTCCAGTAGCTTTCCCGGCTTATCCTGATTCGCAAGTTTCAGCTAGAAGTCATGACCCATATAAACAATTTGTGAAGGAACGCAATCAAAAAGAATTACGTGAAAAACTAATTTTAAAAACATATTTATAAGGGAGAGGTTCATTTGAAAACATTACAAGAAATTTTAACTAGGAAATCAGAAATTCGCTCGATGTTACAAAGCGATAAGGAAGTAGATTTAACAGCATTAGAAACAGAATTACTAGATCTTGAAGAAACACAAAAACAAATTGAAACACGACAAAGATTATTAAAAGAAGCTGAGGAGATTAATAATAATCAAATGTCTGAAATGCGTACAGTTGAAACATTTAACAATGAACCTCAGAAACAAGCTGTAGAATTAGAGACTTCTGAAAAACGTGGACAGGCTCTAATGGAAAACCGTGCTGTTACAGTTGGAAGTGGTAATGTAGTTTTACCTAAGCATAGTGCAACAGATATTCGTCCAACTTTCAATGAAGTATCTACACTGATTGATCGTGTTTCTTCTAAAACTTTAAAAGGTGGAGAGAGTTACCAACAGCCGTATATTAAAAGTTATGGAGAAGGTGATTACACAACTGAAGGTAATGACTACAATACATCAGAAACAACGTTTGGATATGCAGATATCACAAAAGCAAAAGTTACAGCTTATTCAGAGGACACAGAAGAGCTTCAAAAATTACCAGCAGCTGATTACGATGCTGAAGTAATGAAGGGGATCACAGTAGCTACTCGCAAAAAGTTAACTCGTGAAATTTTAATTGGTACAGGTGCGACGAATCGACTTGCTGGTATTTTCTCGGTAGCAGCTACGGCAATTGATTCAGCAACAGATTTAGAAATTTCAGCAATTGATGCATCTACATTGGATGAAATTATTTATAGCTATGGTGGAGATGAAGATGTAGAAGATGCAGCAGTATTGATTTTAAATAAACTAGACTTAAAAGCATTTGCTAAGCTTCGTACATCTGATGGTAAAAAGGTATATAACGTAGTATCACAAGGTAATTCAGGAACAATTGATGGGGTACCATTCATTATTAATAGTGCTTGTAAGGCTGTTTCTGATGCTAAAACAACAGCAGGACAATATAACATGGCATATGGTCCTTTATCAAACTATCAACTTACTATTTTCTCAGATATGGACGTTCAAAGATCTACAGACTTTAAATTCAAGCAAGGTATGATTGCTCATAGAGGTTCTGTTTTTGCAGGTGGTAACGTAATTTCTAAAAATGGATTCTTACGAGTGAAGAAAGCGGCTACTGTATAATAGTCGCTTTTCTTTATGGTATAAGGAGGTTTAACAGTGAGTGGGAAACCATTGAATAAATATGTTGTAAAAAGAGCTTTTCGAGATAAATTCACTTTCATTCATTATAGTGTTGCAAATTCATATGAATCAAATGATGCAGAACGTGTAATGTATCTACAAGATGAAGGTTTCTTGAATAAAGAACGAATTATAGATAAACAAGAAGACTCAAAAGGACCAGTTCATGTTGGAGGAGGATATTACGAACTTCCAAATGGTGAAAAGGTTAAAGGTAAAGATGCCGCTTTGGAAGCTTTAAAACAGCTAGCACGAGTTGGTGAATGAGTATGATGCTTGATGTTGTGAAGAAAGCGGTACGTGTCTCACATAATGCTCTTGATGATGAAATTGAAGATCTAATTGAAGCATCTCGATATGATTTGAAGTTATCTGGTGTTTCTCATCTCAAGGCAAATGATGATACTGATCCTCTAATTAAAAGAGCAATTATTACGTATGTAAAAGCTAATTTTATTTCAGACGCAAAAGAGGCAGAACGTTTTTTAGCATCTTATAACATGCTTAAGAATCATCTAACTTTAGCGGGTGACTACAAATGAATGATATTTTACTATTCCCAGTAATAACAATTACTAAAGATGAATTAGGACAAGTTGAGGAAAATGAAGTATTTAGTAGACAGATATTTTGTAAGAAAAAATCAGTTCCTCAATCAGAATTTTTTCAAGCCGGACAAAGTAATATCAAGGCCAGTCATATATTGATTGTCCATGTCTGGGATTACCAGGATGAAAGAAAAGTGAAGTATCGAGATAAAGAATATAGCATTTACCGCACGTATGAAAGAGATGATGAAAAAATCGAACTTTATTGTGAGGTGAAAGCTGGTGTCTAATATTGATACTCTTGCAAGTGATATTGCTAGGGAATTACAAAGATACACTAATCTAGTAGAAGAAGATATAGAGGATGCTAAAGAAAAGGTTGCGACCAATCTTGTAAATGAATTAAAACAAAAAAGTCCTAATAAAACAGGGAAGTATAGTAAAGGCTGGCGTAAGAAAAAGGATGGTAATGCAGTTATTGTTCATAATGCTTTAAAGCCACAACTTACACACTTATTAGAGAAAGGTCATGCGAAGGCAAGTGGCGGACGTGTTCCAGCTCAAGTTCATATTGCTCCGGCTGAAGAACATGCGATTAATGACTTTGTTGAGCGTGTCGAAAGGGCGATAGGGCGATGACATTAGGTGAATTCAAAAAAATCCTTGATGCTACAGGTAATCCTGTGGCTTATTCGCATTTCACCGAAACGCCAGGTAATCCTGTGCCAACACCGCCTTATATTTGTTACTTTGTAGATGGTTCTCCTAATATGCCAGCTGATAACAAAGTCTATCACAAAATAAATGATGTAACTATTGAGCTTTATACAATTAAAAAAGATTTAATTGCTGAATCCAAATTAGAACAAGTCCTAGATGATCATGATATTCCTTATGAATCGTTTGGGACTTTTATTGAATCTGAAAAATTGTATCAAAAAATATATGAAACGAGGTTGTTATAAATGAATAAGGAAAATAAAGTTACTTTCGGTTTAAAGAACGTTTATTATGCACTCTATGAAATTCTAGATGGAGTCGTAAAGTTTAAAACCCCAATCCCAATTCCAGGCGCAGTTGAATTAACATTAGATCCACGTGGAGACTTAATTGAATTCTATGCTGATGACATGCTTTATTATTCAGCAAGTAATAACCAGGGTTATGACGGGACATTGAGCATTGCTACTATCCCAGAACAATTTGCTGTAGATGTATTGGGTGAAGAGTTAGATGCGGAAGATGGCGTACTAAATGAATTGGCTGATGCGAAAGGAAAACAATTTGCATTGCTATTTGAATTTGATGGAGACGAAAAAGCAACTCGTCACGTTCTGTTTAACAACTCAGCAAGTCGCCCTACAGTTGCATCTAAAACAAAAACAAGTTCTGCTGAACCAAATACCAACGAACTTAAATTTGTATCTAGTCCAATAGATATTAACGGAAAACGTATGGTTAAAACAAAAACTACATCTAAAACAACACCAGCGGTTTATGATGATTGGTATAAAAAAGTATATACAAAAACTACATTATCAAAAGGGGCGTAATTCTAGATGGAAAAAACAATTACAATAGACGGAAAACAGGTCCGATTAAAAAGCACAGCAGCAACAGTTAAAAAGTATAAAGCGCAATTTAGACGTGATTTATTTGCAGATATGTTTGGATTAGGAATCATTTCACCAATCACACCTCAAAATGGCTCACAGCCTACTATTGATTTAGCAAATGCTGATTTAAGTAAAGTAGATTTTGAAGTTATTTATGATTTAGTTTGGTTATATGCAAAAACAGCAAACCCCGAAATCGCTGATCCGATTACATGGTTAGATGGATTTGATGAATTCCCTATTTCTGAAATTATTCCAGAAATCATGGGTCTGATTCAAAGTACGATGGGGGCAAAAAAAAAATAAAGAAAAATAATGAAGAGCGAGGGAATTTCAGTGATGAAGAATTATCCACTGATACTTTCCTTGCTCTTTGTTATAAAGCGAAATTATCACATGGTGATTTAGAAGAAATGACTATTGGTGATTGTTTTGATTATATTGCTGAATTCGCTGAAATGGAGAATCCAGATAAAGAAAAAGCTCGTAAAGCAAATCAAAAAGACTTCGATTCGTTCTAAGAAAGAGGTGAGATGATGGCAGGAGGAAGAATTAAAGGAATAACAGTTGAAATCGGTGGTGAAACCACAGGTCTTCAAAATGCTTTGAAAGATGTTAATAAGCGGAGTAATGATGTAGCTAAAGAGTTAAAGGATATTGAGCGCCTTTTAAAATTTGACCCTGGGAATATTGAGGCGCTTTCTCAAAAACAAAAATTACTTACACAACAAATTGAAAATACAACGCAAAAGTTAGATAAATTGAAGGTGGCGGAACAACAAGTCCAAGCTCAATTTCAAAACGGTAAAATTTCTGAAGAACAATATCGTGCGTTTAGGCGTGAAATTGAATTTACACAAGGCTCACTTGATGGGTTGAAAAATAAGCTTGGAAACATGAAAGCTGAGCAAGAAAGTGTAGCAAGCTCCACTAGGCAATTAGAAACCTTATTTAGTGCTACAGGAAAAAGCGTTGATGACTTTGCAGGAGCATTAGGTAATCGTCTTGTAAATGCAATTAAAAGTGGATCGGCTACAAGTCGCCAGTTAGAACAGGCAATTGGTCTTATTGGTCGTGAAGCTTTAGGAGCAGAAACAGATATTGAAAAATTACAACGTGCGCTTCGCTCTGTGGATGCTGGAAACTCCATACAACAAGTACGAAATGAGTTAAGAGATTTACAACAAGAAGCTAGAAGGACAGAGGAAAAGTTTGAAGGATTACAAGTAGGGTTAGAAAATGTCATAGGTGGTATAGCAGCCGGTGGCGGTATTGCAAGTGCAGTTGAGCAAGCAATGGACATGTCTAAATTAAAAACAAAGATTGATATCACTTTTGATGTTCCGGAGTCTTCGAAAAAATCAGTAGAAGAAGCTGTAAGGGGTGTAACTACTTATGGTGTGGATGCAGAAGAAGCCTTAGAGGGTGTTCGAAAACAGTGGGCATTGAATAAGGATGCTTCTGATGAAACGAATGCGGCTGTAGTTAAAGGAGCGGCAACTATAGCTTCAAGTTATGCAGGGATTGATTTTAATGAGCTTATACAGGAAGCGAATGAGATTGGTGCAACATTAGGGATTACTAATGAAGAGGCTTTAGGATTAGTTAATACTTTATTAAAAACAGGTTTTCCACCAGAACAATTAGACATTATTGCTGAATATGGTGACCAAATGGTTCAAGCTGGTTTTACAGCTAAAGAAGTTCAAGGAATTATGTCAGCAGGTGTAGACACGAAAAGTTGGAATATAGACAACCTATTGGATAAAAAATTGTCCCTATGAGTGGAGACATTCATAGCAAACTCCTCTAATTCGGTGAAACTCTCACATAAGAGACAATACCGAGCCAAGCCAATAAATAGGAAGTGTGTAACGACTAGTCGAAAGACGTAGGGTGTAAGCCAATGACATCCGAAATGGGGAGCATCTTATATAAAGATGATGATATAGTCTGGTCTGTATAGTGATATACAGAAGTTCATAAGAGAACTGACAGGATGTTGCGAGTCCTGTTGAACATATCGGGTATTAAAGAAGGTCGTATCAAAATGGCTGAGTTTGGTGCTGGTGTAGATAAGTCCATGCAAGCGGTTTTAGATAAAACAAAGATTTCAGCCAATCAGTTTGAAAAATGGGGACAAGCAATTGCTGGCGGTGGTGAAAATGGACAAAAAGCGATGCTTGAAGCAACCAAGGCTTTAGCTGGTGTTGAAAATGCGACAGACAGAAATGCGCTTGGCACGAAGATGTTCGGAACCCTTTGGGAAGACCAAGGAAAGAAAATTATTAATACGATTCTAAAGGCAGAAGGTAAGCAAGTTGATTTGAAAAAAGGTGTAGAAGATTTACATGGAGCAACTTCTAAAATAGATGCAAGTCCAGCTGTTAAATTTCAAAAAGCTATGGAAGATTTAAAGATAGCTCTTGAACCAGTTTTATTAGTGGTAGCAGATCTTGTTTCTAAATTTGCAGAATGGGTTTCTGACAATCCGGAATTAGCAGCAACATTAGCAGCAATTGCAGTAGCTATCGGGGTTATTTCTGGTGCGATTATGGCGCTTGCTCCTATAGTCGTGGCGGTCATGAGCTTGTTTGGTATCGGAGCAGGAATAGCCGCCACGCTTGTTGCTGCAATTCCTATTATTATAGGGGTTATAGCAGCTCTAGGCATTGCGATTTATAAAAATTGGGACGATATCAAAAAATGGACCATGGAGGTATGGAATTCAATTACAGAATTTCTAACAGGAATTTGGGACGGCATATCCCAATGGGCAACAGAAACATGGGAAAGTATTAGTGAATCTACAGCTTCTGTATGGAATTCAATTAAAGAGTTTTTAGTAGAACTATGGAATGGGATAACGGAGTCCTTATCTGAAACATGGAATTCGATTGTTGAAATTACTACGGAAACATGGAATTCAATTGTTGAGTATTTGACTGGTATTTGGGATGGGGTAGTTGAAACATTATCAGAAGTTTGGAATAGTATCAGCCAAACCACTTCCGAAGTGTGGACAGCGATTAGTGAGTTTTTCATTAGCACCTGGAATGGATTAGTTGCCTTTCTAACTCCTATTTTACAAGGCATTGCTGATTTCTTCTCTATGATTTGGAATGGTATTTCCACAGTTATTCAAACGGTATGGAATTTCATTACGCAATACTTACAGGCGGTTTGGACAGCTATTTTATACTTTGCTACTCCAATATTTGAATCAATAAAGAGTTTTATTGTTTCTGTGTGGGATGCTATTAGTTTAGCTGCAACAACAGTGTGGAATGCTATAGTTGCTTTTCTTCAAGCTTGTTGGAATGGCATTGTTTCGATTGCGACAGCTGTCTTTGAAACACTTAGAAATTGGATTGTGAATGTATGGGATGTTATTAGTTCCACCACAATGACGGTGTGGAATACATTGAAGAATTTCTTGCAAGCATGCTGGAATGGATTAGTCGCTATCGTAACACCAATTTTTGATGTAATAAAAAACTGGATTGTGAATGCCTGGAACACGATTAATTCCACAACAAGCGCAGTTTGGAATACGATTAAAAGCTTCCTTTCTAGCTTATGGAACTCAATTGTTTCCACAGCAAGTTCTGTCTTTAATAACATCAAAGAAGCAATTTCAACTGTATGGAATATGATTAGTAGTACAAGTAGTAGTATTTGGAATGGTATTAAATCAACACTCTCAAACATTTGGGAAGGTATAAAGTCAACCGCATCTTCTGTCTGGAATGGACTGAAAGATGCAATTATGACTCCTGTTCGTTGGGTAACAAGTGCTGTTAGTGGAGCTTTTGAAGGAATGAAATCAGCTGTATTAGGTGTATGGGATGGAATTAAAAGCGGTATTAAAACAGCGATTAATGGAATTATTCGTATCATAAATAAGTTCATAGACGGTTTTAACACACCAGCAGAATTATTAAACAATATACCAGGTGTTAGTGCACCAACTATTCCTCATGTACCAATGCTTGCTAAAGGTGGAAAGCCTGTAGGTGATGGTTCATTTATCACAGGGGAAGCCGGACCAGAATTATTTAAGAAGAAGGGTAATTCAATTACAGTTACACCTTTATCATCGAAAGAAAAATCACTCGGTATTACTGGGACTATGAATCAATTAATGGGTGATATGAGTCGCATGATGGCTAGTTCTATGAGCCAATTATCGGTTTTAAAGTCTGTTATGAGTGGTGTGTATGGAAGTATGTCAAATAGTAGACAAGCTATGACAAGCAGTGTATCAAATCAAGTATTTAATAACTCATTTGGATCATCTGGTGACGGAGCAATTCCGATGCTTGGTGGTGATTTGGTTGTTGAGGTTCCTGTTGTTATAGAGGGGCGAGATGTGGCGCGTGGTACGTATCGATATACAACCGAGTACCAAGAAAGAGAAAAACAAAGAGACTCAGCCTTTTAGGTTTGGGTTTCTTTTATTTTATAAAGAAATGAGGTGTCAACATGAGTTCTTTTACATTTAACAAAATGCGTAAAAACTTTATTCAAATTGCGAAAGGATGGAAAAGACCTACTTGGGCACCATTGAAACGAAATTTTCTAAACGTTCCAGGATATCCAGGAGCAAGACTGTTAAACACACAAACAGAAATGCGCGTTTTATCTATTCCGGTAGGAATTATAGTACCTGATGGATCTAACTTAGAAAAGTTGAAAGAGGAAATTGCAAGTTGGCTAATAACTGATCAACCAACAGAGCTTATTTTTGACGTAGAACCAAACAGAACGTATTTAGCAATTGTGGATGATAGCTTTGATCCAGATGAATTTGTAACACTTGGAATAGGAACAATCAAATTCATTTGTCCAATGCCTTATAAATTAGGACCAATTCGAAATGCAAAAGCAAAACTAGAACCAAATAATATTATTAAAATGGATGTTTTGAATGAAGGAAGTGTATTTTCAGAACCAAAATTCAAGATACAGGTAGAGAATCCTTCCACATTCATCGATATTATAAATAAAAATGGAAATCAACATTTTCGTATAGGATATCCAGTTAAGATAGATGAAACGCCAATAAGTCGGTATGAATTGGTTATGCATGATAAAGCGAATTCTCTAGTGGGTTGGACGGAAGTGGGAAAAGATTTTGTTTCAGATTATGGAATCGTAGCAGGGAAAATGATAGCGGATGGCGCACGTATCATGCCATCTGATTATGGGCAAGGTCAATTCTGGCATGGACCAGCAGTGAAAAGAAGTATTACGGGTGGACCACTACAAGACTTCACGCTTGATGCAATAGTTGAATGCCGAAACTTAAACCCTGCAACTATGGGACGTGTAGAACTGTATTTATTAGATGAAAGCAACGTTGTAGTCGGAAAAGTAGGTATGTTTGATGCATATAGAAATTCTAGCGAGAATTTTGGTGAAGTTATGGCGGGAAATGGTGACTACAATCACCTGATTATAGCGGAAACTGGTTATTATCGTACAACTTGGAATGATTTTTACGGCCGTCTACACATTGCGCGAGTAGGGAACTATTGGCAAGGTGATATTGCTTTGCTTGATGAAAAAGGAAATTACCATACAGAAAAATTCGCACAATGGTGGGATACGGGCAATAGCTTTATGAAAAAGGTAGCTCAAATTGTTGTGCATATATGTTCGTTTAATGATGCACCATCATTAATTGCAGCTGTGCATGATATTAAAGTGCAAAAGGTAAACAGCAATACAGAACGTCAAATACCTTATATTGTTCAAAAAGGAGATCTTGTAGAAATTGATTCATCGGATGCAAGTATTCGTATTAACGGAGCGGATGCGATAAATATAAAGGATTTTATGAGTGACTATATACGTATTGAAAAAGGAAAGAATGAAATCGAAATATCCCCAAACAACATTGGACAGGTAGATGTCACGTATAGGGAGCGTTACAGATGAGTAAAGCAAATAATCTATTACATATTGTGGATTTTAAAACAGAACAAATCATAGGTGTTATCAAAGAACAGGATTATTGGGATGATTTACGCCAATGGGACCTTAAAGATAATAAAGATAAATTTGAGTTCACAACAGCTGATGGTACAAAGATAGCGGCATCACTTATACAACAGAACCTTGTCGTTAAACAAACTCGTGACGGTACTTTTGTTTCATACATTATTACAGAAGTAGAACAGGATACAACAGGTCGTCCGAAAAAGATTTACGCACTTGGTGAACATACAAAACTAAAGAAAGAAACTGTAATTAAACCACAAACTTTGCAAGCTACTACAGTCAATGAATCTATGGACTTTGCTTTACAAGGTACAGAATGGAAACGTGGGATTACGGAGTATGTTGGTATACGTACCATTAACATTAAAGATTTCACAAATCCGCTTGATCTCTTAAAGCAAATCGCATCTACGTTTGAACTTGAAATTCGTTTTAAAACAGAAATACTAGGATCTTTTATTGTCGGTCGTTATGTAGATTTAGTAAAAAAGGTTGGCCGTGACAATGGGAAAGAGTTTTTACTAGGAAAAGATGTACAAGGCATCCGGCGTATTGAGAATAGTCAAGATGTAGTAACCGCTCTTGTAGGTGTCGGCCCACAAAATAGTGAAACCGGTGAATTTCTCACATTTGAAGAAATAAACGATGGAAAACTTTATGTAGGAAATAATGATGCTCTACAACGTTGGTCAAAAGATGGCAAGCATTTATTCGATATTTATTCACCGCAAACAGAAGATCAAGATATGACGAAGCAACGACTCAAACAGTTAACCGAAGCAGAATTAAAGAAGCGAATTGATAGTTCTACTTCATATGAAGTAAGTGCAGTAGCGCTTGAAAAAGTGTTTGGTTTATCTCATGAATCGGTTCGTAAAGGAGATACGGTACGAATAAAAGATACAGGGTTTAGTCCACCACTTTTCTTAGAAGCTAGGTTAATAGCAGCGGATGAATGCGACACCGATCCATCGAAAGATAAATATATCTTTGGTAATTATCGTGAAATCAAAGATACACGAAGCCTTATCGATAGGTTATATGCACAAATCATGGGTAGCTTATCAAATAAAGCGTCTAAAGAATTACTAGATATGCTAGATAAGAAACTTCAAGAAAACGTAAAAGAAACAGAAGTCATTCGAAAAGAGTCGGAAGCAGCAAAGAAAATTGCTGAACAAGTGGCTGAAAACTTGAAGAATAATACCGTTGATATTATTGAAGGCGTAAATCCACCAACAGAAAACTTAAAGGATAGAAAAACATTGTGGCAAGATATCAGCAAAGGTAAGCCTGGTATTCTGAAATTGTGGAAGGATGGTAAATGGGATCCTGTTGTTCCTGATGTGGAATCCGTTAAGAAAGAAACATGGGAACAGGTCAATAAGGATATTCAGTCCACAAAAGAAGAATTAAATAAGAAAGTGGAAGAAGCTCAAAACGAAACTTCTGGACAATTCAAGCAAGTGAAAGAAAATCTCCAAGAGGTTTCTCTAACAATTAAAAATGTACAAAACTCTCAAGGTGAAATTAATAAAACTGTCTCTGAAATGAAACAAACCAACGAAGGTTTTACTAAATCTATTGCATCGTTAACAAAAAAAGACGGTGAAATCACTGAAAAATTAAATACAGTAGTAGAGACTTCTGAAGGCACAAAAAAAATAATCTCTGAGGTGCAGCAAACAACAAATGATCTAAAGAAAACCACAACTGAAATTACAGAGAAAGCTGGGAAGATCAGTGAGAAATTAGAGAGCGTAGAAAAGAAGGTTGATAACGATAAAGCAGGAGGACGTAACCTTCTATTAGATTCAAATGTTAAATATGAAAAAACGGATTATTTAATCAATCAATACAATGCGACTGAAAATTTCTCTACAGGTGAGGAATATACCTTTGTAATTAAAGGAAGTGTCCTACAAGGTCAAAAATTTGGAATTTGGCAGAATGGCGGTTCAAAAAATGTTGGATATGCAACAAGTCTTTACGCTAATGGAATAACTTATGTAACTTTCAAAGCTGTTGCGGCTACAAGTGGAAATGAACGGAAGTTAAGTTTATATAACTTTCCAAGTAATACTACAAAAGCTGTTGTAGAATGGGTCGCTTTATATAAAGGGAACAAACCACAGGATTGGACACCAGCTCCAGAAAACCAAGTAACAACCGATGACTTCACCAAGAAAACAACCGAGATTGAAAAAAGTGTAAATGGAATCAAAGAAACAGTAACAAAAGTTGAAAATAATCAAAATGGATTTGATAAGCGTGTAACAGCAGTAGAGAAAACGGCTGAAGGTGTTTCTCAAAACGTTGGCAAGTTACAAGAAACACAAACGGAACAAGGTAAACAGATTTCTGATGCTCAATCTACAATCAAACAACATTCTGATGCACTTGAGATGGCTGTGAAAATGAAAGATGTTGAGAATTATGTTGGCGGTCTTGGATCTATTAATGAGATTCGTGACGCTGGTTTTACTCAAGGGAATAGATACTGGGGGTGGGCTACTGGGCACTCTATAGATTCTAACCTAAAGTATAAAGGATACAATTCGTTTTCTATGAACACTACAGGACAAACCCAGGATGTATGGTGGGGTGCTTTTAGTCAATTTATAGATTGTTCTCCTAATGAAGATATTGTTACTTCTGCTTACTTTAACACTGATGGAAAAGTTCCAATTGATAATGGTGTATTTATCGAGTTGGAATTTTGGCAATCAAATAAAACAACCCGAATTTCAACTGCTAGAGAAAGAGTTCAAATCATTAACAATACTTGGGTCAGAGCTATTTGTACAGCTAAAGCTCCGGCAGGAACTGGATTTGTAAGGTTTCGACCATACGTACAAAGAAATGGTAGAGCTTGGTTCTGCATGCCTATGCTGCAGCGTGGTAAAGTAGCTACAGAATTTTGGTTGCATCCAAAAGATCAAACTAATGTTGATAAAATGATTGAAGATATTTCCAATAAAGTAGCTACACTAGATTACAACCAGAAAACAACTGAATTAGAGCGCCTTATTTCCGCCAATACGGAGGGAATTAAACTTGCTGCAGTAAAAACCGAAGTATATACAAAACAACAGGCTGACGGAAGATATGCGGATAAAGCGTATGTAGAAAAACAAGAGGGACGTATTGAGGTAACTGAAAAAGCAATTACTAGTACCGTCCAAAAAGGCGATATTATCTCGGCTATTAATCAAACAGCTGAAAAGATTCAAATTAATGTTGCTAAGTTGCAGATTAACGCTGATACCATTGTAAAATGGCTCACTGCAACAGGTATTAATGCAGATGTAATTAAAATCGAAAATGGGAAAGTTACGATCGATAAGAATGGTATTACAGCAAAAATGGCTGACTTCTTTTTTGAAGATGAGCGTGGGCAGAAATTTTCAGTAACACCAAGGAAGAATCTCATTCCAGATCATGACTTTTCACACATTTCTTTTAAGAATTTTAATAATTATTTTTTGAAGATTGAATACAGTCCTACATGGACAATTATGTCTAATCCATATATTGAGAAACCAGTGGTTAACAATTATGAGCCAATGGTTAATCCGTTGCGGATAGATTTGTCAAATTGGATTCGTTTTACATTATTTGATGGTGTAAAACCAGGTAAGAAATACACATTGTCGGCTCATTTCAGAGCAACTACCAATGATAATCGTGTAAACATTACAAACAAGCCAATCATGAGAGCGGTTTTCGGTAAATATAACGGTGACACTCCCGTGGAGCTTGGACGAGCATCAAAAACTTACGATGCACCAAGCATTCAAACTGGGAAAATAGTAAGATACGCTTTAACCTTCACTGTGCCGAGTAACTATGTAGAAGGAAATGGTTATGTTTATATTGATTTATTTGGCGAGGGGCTCTTAAATAATATGCAAGCAATTGCTGTATCAGGTGTTCAGTTGGTGGAAGGTGACGTTCCTTCCGTTTATAACTGGGATACAACACATGGAGAACTCGTAAACGGAACACTGCCTTTTTCTACAATTGCACTTGGTACAAGAGATAATACAATTCGGTACAATCATGTGAACGGATGGAACTATATGAATGCTCCACTTGAAATCGTAAGCAATGGTGAAATGATGGCACTCGTTGGGACTGATCGTGCGGGACTCAGTTTTTATCCCCGTGGCGGTGGAGAACGTAGAAGTTACATTGGTCATCTTTACAACAATGAGAATAGATTCCGAATTGAATCAAAAGATCCTGTTGCAACGACACAATCAATTGAATGTAATGGGATTAACGTATGTGGTGGATACTTTGGTGCTAATGCAGGTTCTATTCATTATACAAATGGTAGCTTAGGTTTAGGGTGGTATTTCCATGATGGTAGATGGAATTATGTTGATTTCACAAATATGACTTCTAGAACATAGAGAGGGAGATGAGTATGAATCCAGACAAATTTATGCGTCCAATGCCACCTAATGAACAGTCACCATTCTTAGGTAGAGTAGTTGATTTGAAGAAAGGTGAAAATCAAGTCACCGTTAGCATTCCAAACGATATGCTAGAATTTTGCGGTATCAAGGAAGATACAAAAGTTGAAGTTTGGGGACTTCCTGATGGCACGTTGAATATGCGGATTGCTACTGCATGTGATTTATGTAATAAGGGCGGCAGAGTTTACGAGATTGAGCTTTTCGGTAAAGTAAGTCTTATCTGTGCCGAAGATTATGTAAAGCTAACTGGAAAGAGACCAGGGGCTTCTGATGAAGTAACAATTGAACATGTTAAAGAAGTAGAAAATAGAATGATAGAAAAAGCATTATCAGCAGATCAATATTAACTAAATACGTTTAAATAAGTAGGGCATCCATGAGTTGTTTTTAATTTTGAATAAAATACGGTTTTTATAACAAAGAGGAGCGATTTCGCTGCTCTTTTTATTTTGCAAAGGGGATGAGAACAATGGAAGATGCAATTTTCAATTCAATGATGCAACAGGGAGCATTCGCAGCATTATTCGTGTGGATGCTTTTTACTACGCAAAAAAAGAATGAACAGCGTGAAGAGCAATATCAAAAGGTCATTGAAAAGAACCAGGGTGTAATTGAAGAACAAGCAAAAGCCTTTAGTTCATTAGTAAATGATGTATCAGATATCAAACAAAAAATTATGGGGAATGGTGATGTAAAATGAAAAAATCTATTAAAGTATTAAGTTCAGTTGCAACGGCTTCTATTATTTTATTAACATCTGTAGGAAGTGTTTTTGCAGATAGAGAAATGATTATTCCAGATTTACCAAAGCAAGGATATAGATATGGTGTCGGTGCATATGAGGGGGTAGTAGCGCATTCCACAGCGACACCAGAAGCACCTGCTATCAATATTAGAAATTATGAAGCTAGAACATGGAGAAATGCTTTTGTGCATTATGCAACGGATTGGGATGAAAACATTCAGATTGCATCTACTAAATATCGTGCATGGGGTGCAGGTCCAGCGGCAAATGCTAGATTTGTACATGTAGAGCTATCTGAAACTAGTGACTCTATTAAATTCAAAAAATCGTATGAAAGATATGTAAAGTTGCTTGCAGAAATATTAAAAGATAGAAATATCCATCCAAGTGTTGGGCTATGGACTCATAAAGATATTACTTACAAATTAGGTGGTACAGATCATGAAGACCCAATACAATATCTAAAGAGTCATGGTGTATCAGAATCCCAATTTAGAAACGATGTTTTAAAGGCATATAATGGTGATTCTGTATCGGTTAAACCAAAACCACAAGAACCATCTGGAAGTGTAACAGAAGCAAGTGATGTGGCTTATATTGATGGTCAAAATGTAAACCTTCGGTCTGGACCATCCACAAGCAATAATGTCATCCGCAAGCTACAAAAAGGTGAATCATATAAAGTTTGGGGTAAAGTAGGAAACTGGTTAAACCTTGGAGGAAATCAGTGGATTTATAACGATACATCATACATTCGCTATAAAGAAGAATCTTTATCTGTGGAAGGCAAACGTGTTGTTTCTAAAGTTAATAACCTACGTTTCTATGATTCTCCATCTTGGCAGGATAAAGATGTTGCTGGTACTTTAGATGCAGGAGTAGGATTTACAATCGACGCAAAGGTAAATGTCAATGGGTATCCGCAGTATCGTGTTTATAATTCGAAGGGGCATAAGTACTACATTACGGCTAGTGATGCGTATGTGAGTGTGAAGTAATAGTAAAGCCGACTCATATCAAGCTGAGTCGGCTTTGTTTAGTTTTTATTCTTTACTTTTTATAGCTTCTTTTAGTATTTCAAGGGTCTGCTGTAACCATTCTATAGCTGTTAAGTTTAATGCAGGGAAATAAATGTAAGCATTATATTTAATAAATTCCTCTTTTTCACTATCAGTTAGATTACTGTTTAAAAACAAAAGTATATCATTTTTGGTATTTTCGATACATATTTTAGTAACTTCCATTATAAATTCATTAAGAGCTTCCTCAGGTGATTCAATATCTTGGTGAAATGTTCCTGCTAAGAAATCACCTAATTCTTCATAATGGCTATATTTATTCTCCATACAAATTCTCCTCTACTTTTCTGGATATCCTGTAATAATAAAACTTCCTTGGTTATCTTTTTTCAAAACAATCACAGCATTTTCCACATCTAAAGCACCATTTGATCCTCTTTCGACATATCGTCCAAGTATACTATTACCGTTATATCTTAGCGGTAAGGTTGGTCTGCTATTAGGATTGTTTAACCACCTATTTATTTTTGCTATATTTTGTGGATTACTTAAAACTTCATTAGCTACTCTCTCGGCTATAGCCCTATTAGTGAAAGATGATGATGCTGGTATTCTAGGGTCACTTTGTAATCTTTGCAATAGTTCTGCATCCGTTTTTTCTACGTGTTTTTTGATTAAGTGACCACCTCTTCTTTGGCCAGGTTTTGCCTCATGGGCAATTAATCCTCCTCCTGGAGCTAACGGACTAGTATCTCCTGGCTTTATAGCATTAGTATTAGTATTTCCACCAGAATTAGCAAACTGATGAGTTGATAGCTTTTCTTCAGCTTGTTTAAAATCAGGTATATCAAATTTAGAGCGTATATTATTTCCGCCAGAGAAAGCATAAGAAACATCTTTCTTAACAGGTTGTAAAATATCCGATACTTGCTTCAATTCTTTTACTAGCGTTACGCCTTTAGCTAATGTACTTGCTCCACCTGCTCCTTTTGTGACGAGGCCTGCTCTACCTAGTCCCCTATCGAGAATTAGACCGATGCCTATTTGGGTTAATCCATAAGTAGTCCATTGTGTAATGCTCTCTGCATCTCCATCTATAATATCTCGTTTCACAGTACTTGAAAATGCATGCCACATATTTTTTGTCGTTTCATCCAAATGTAAAATCGCATATGTAACATTAATAAAAGTTCCTATATCCATATTACTTAAAGCTTCCATGGACTTGATTTCATCTTCAACAGCTTTCCCTGTTCCGATTACAGTACCATTCCACATCTTTTTTACTGTTTCGAACATTTTAACTACATCGTCTACCTTATCGTCCCAAGCCTTTCTAATCGGAGATTTCTCCTCTAGCCTACCGCACATTTCTCCATCTTTAATCGAATTGTCCGCTTTACGTGCCCTATCTTCTTCTATCGCTTGAATAGACGTTGCCCATTCCATATTCAACCCTTGTGTACTAAATGTACCACTTGTAGGACTAAAACCTTTTCCACTTTGTACTTCTGCAAGCCCCGTAGCAATACTAGTGGCTAGTTGGAGTGCTGTATCATAATTACTACTAGAAGTATAATTGAATTCATGCAGGTGTTCTAACTTTTCTTGCAGTTTCCGTTTCATCATATCAAAAATACCCATCATCGCTTGCATAGCTGGAAGGACATTACTAATCCCTTCAACACCTGCTCTCATTCGGTCAATCCCTCGAATTTGTTCTAGTATTTCTTGTTCGATGACATCTGTTGAAGCTACCTGTGATTGAAATTGACTTGGAAAGGCATCATTCTGACGGATTAGTTCTTCACACAAGTAAATGATTCCTTGTGCTAATGGACGAAAGGTTTGTGCAAAGAATGCTTTTGCACTGCTATAAGTTTGTCCTTGTAGAACAGTATCCATTGCAAAAGCATCAATCGACTGAATAGCTTGTTCCATACCTTGAATGGTAGCGGTACATACAGCGTTCATACTTTGTGTTTGCGTATGTACTTCCCCTAGATACATATTCAAACTCATGAATTGACCTCCTTTGCTAGATTCTGTTTTTGATAGTAAAGGTCATTTTCTAAGTCACTAAGATTTCGTTTTTCCTTAAGTAATGTTTCTTTTTGATTTTCCAATTCGAAAGTAAGTTTTCGCTCAATATATTGTGCATCTTGACTCATATTCATAAAAAACAATGACATTTCTCTATCTCTATGCCAAGTTCCTAAAATACGGTCAAACAAACGATGGTTTTGATTTTTCCATACATGAAAATCCTCTTCTACTTGTTCCTGTGTTTGAATCGCAGATTGATTCCGATTCTGTTCTTCAAATACACTTCGTAATTTTTGATTTAATTGATTCATTTGTTTTTCAATGTCTTGACTCATCTTTTTCCTCCTACCGTTTTACTTTACGTAGGTTATCACATTAGCGAAAAATATTTTGAAGTTCTTTATCCATTCTCTCAAACTCGTTAGCTACCGAATGAATATTATCAACCGCTTGTTGAAAGGCTACAGAAAATTGTTTCGTCAAATCTAAAACTTGTTGGTTCGCTTCCTGTGCTTTGGAGTTAACAGATAGTGTTGTACGCGTCGCCTTTGTTATAGAACGACTTGTTGCACTTTGAACCCTGTCAGAAGCTGATCCCATTTTCGTAGCAATTTGTGTTGCTGTTTGTAAATTACTTTGGAATTTTCCCATCGTATAAACCCTTTCTATATTTCTATGAACGTATTAAAGAAGGGGAGTGCCTAGTATGTATGTCCATTATCCTATTGTTCTTTATAGGAACCCTCCTGGAAAAATATTGCGGATATAATTATAACAATAAATGGTTAAAGTTTCCTCAAAAAAATATATTTTCCAACATATGTGTTTGTTATAGTTCTCAAAAGGTAATGTAGTATAACATAGAGGTAAAACACGAATGGGAAAGTAATAAATTGATGCTAATGATTTATATTATGCTGTATGGGCTGAAAAGGGTGGTTGGTTAAATCTTGGCGGTGAACAATGGATTAAGAACAATCCATCTTATGTGAAGTTTAGTAAGAAAAGCACAGTAGATTCCTCTATTGTAGGGAAGCGTGTTGTTACTAAAGTGGACAACCTACGTTTCTATGAATCTCCATCTTGGCATGATAAAGACGTGGCTGGTACTTTAGATGCAGGACTAGGTGTTACAATCGATGAAAAAGTAACTGTCAATGGATCATCACAATATAAAGTATATAATAGCAAAGGTAAAACATACTATATAACTACAAATGAAGCCTATGTGTATGTGAAGTAAGATGAAAGAAGGATTCCAGCATCTGTGGAACCCTTCTTTTTTATAAATTTAAAGTGCATCTGTACTTATTTGTTCTAATATTTCTTTAGCAGTTTCAGCATCAGCAAACATTGGTGCTGAATTTAATCTTCCTGGATTTTTTGTAAAATACTCCGCTAATTGTTTTAACTTCGGTTTTACACCTTCGTATGGTAAATGTTTCTCAACATCGTAATACTCTATTTCACCAAATCGTGCTTTGTAATATGATAATTTTTGTATTTCCATATAGGTGTAATTAAAGCCTAAATCATCTGATATTGTCGCTTTTGCTAAATCATTTAATAAATAATAGCCAATCATTTGTAAATTATCTTTTTGTTTTAGCGATTTGTCTTTTGTTGTTTTAAAATCATAAAGAACACCATCGATATATATGTCTGCATCTGCTCCACTGACTAAAAGTGAAGACACTCCAAACTTAGGATTAAATATTACGTTACTCTTTTCATTAATAATCTCTGGAATCATGAATTTCTTTTCAAACAACTTCAACAAATTATCTAATTCGTTAATTACTTCGTCGGGACTATTTTCGATAATAAAAAAGTCCCGATTGATAGTTTCTTTATTAATCCTAGCCCGAGATACTTGCTCTAACTTAGCTAACTTTACAGATATCTCGTATAAATGGGAGATTGATATTGAATTATCATTAATAAACATTAATACTTTTTCTAACCACGAATCAAAAATTTCAACTGGAATATCAATATAGTTGTTTAATTTTTTAAATCCGTTATAAGCCACCAGATCTCTTATTACAGTTTCGTCTTTTACAAATTGAGCAATTCTAAATCGAGCTAAATAGTCAAAAGCTATTCCGACCAAACTTGCATTATATATATTAGATAAATTATATGGCACATGCATGCTATATTCTTCGGAGAAAGGCAACTTTCCACTTAATGTGTAGTAATCTCCCTTCTCGGGCTCGACATGTATAAGTATGTCTTTAAACTCTTTATCTTTTTTATTTTTAGCATCTAATTTACTGGTTAACGACATTTTATATCCTTCTTTCATTTTTATAAAATTTAAATGCAAACACACTGAATTTTAACATATAAATCCAATTGTGTTTAATATTTTGATTTACAGTAAAAAACCACCATTTTATTAGGTGGCTTTTTTATTTCTATGTAATTAAAATTTACTTTTAGATAATGCCTTTAATATAGGATTTATAATTTTACTTAATAAACGAAACCCTCTAAATATAGATTGAATAACCTTCAAACTAGTTCCCTCCCTTAAATTAAGCTAATTATACCAAATTCTTTTAATACAAATTGAAATAATGTAAATGTACTAAAAAATAAGTAATAAAAAACCCTTCTCGAATGAGAGGGTTAGGCTATTTTATAGGATAAAATTAGATTTATAGGAAAAAATTCTTGATATTAAGTTGACTTAAGTCAACTTAAAGTGTATAATAAGAGTATAAAGAACAGGAGGTGAACAAAGTGGATTGGTTAATAATCTTAGGAACGCTAACAGCAGTCGCAACATTCTTTTCCCAAGTATCAACAGTTGTTAAAAACAGCGTAGATACATACTACAAAATCAAAGAGGAAAAAGAAAAGAGTCGCTCCCGCCAAGAAGTCGACTCCGAATAACACCACAGGGGAGAGCAATCTCCCTTGTAACTAAGATTATAACACATTCCATATAATATGATGAAAAAGTTTATTTGGACGAATATTCCCGTAGTTTTGATTTTAGGATTTATCTTAGCAATACTGGATTATAACAATTTAAACACATGGGGCTATGTCTTAATAGTATTTAGCATAATATCGTTTGTATTAATGATAGTAAATATAATTACTCTCTATATAAAGGAGAAGAAAAATGTATAACTTTGAATCTAAGGAAGAACTAATAAAATTCGTAAATGATGAAATTGTGAATACTTCAGAGGCATTGGAGATTTTAGAATGCTCGAGGCAGAATCTAAATAAGTTAGTGAAGTCGGGGACATTAGTGCCGATTAAAGAAATGGTTCGAGATCGTTTGTTTTTTAAAGAGGATATTTTAAAGAGAAAAGAACGAAGGAATAAATAAAGAATTTTTAAAGTTTAAGAATAGCTTTTTTGTTGATATTGGAAACTAAGTATAAAAAAAACATAGTATATAATAAAGCAGCTTTAGCAATAATTGAAAAAGAGATGTTAAAATTCTTTTTAATTTAAATGTGATAAGCAGAACGATGAATATTACGAAATATATTGATTGTTCTAAAAAAACAGCGAATATAGTATTTTATAATAAATAACGTCACAGTACAACAAAAAACAATGCTTTTTTTAGGTTTTTTTAATATACTAGAAGTAGAGGAAACTCCAACGTATAAGGGGGAGATAGAATAATGACAGCTGTAGCGCAAAAAACAAAAAAAGTCGACGTGTTTGATGTAGCAGATTATTTTTTAAGTTTAAGTAAACCTAACACAGAGCAATCAATTACTCATTTGAAACTACAAAAATTAGTGTATTATGCACAAGGCTGGCATTTAGCATTAAACAACGGTGAGAAATTATTTGATGAAGATATTCAGGCTTGGGTGCATGGTCCAGTTTGTCCGAATCTTTACGATCTTTATAGTAATCATAAATATTTTGAAATACCACCAGTTGTAAAGCCTGAAATTTTCTTGGAAAATAAAAAAGCTAAAGAAACATTAGATATAGTATGGGATGCTTATGGTGGTTATGATGGTAAGTTTTTAGAAGAACTTACTCATCAAGAAATGCCTTGGCTAAAAGCAAGAGAAAATTTACTACCTAACCAGTTAGGGAAGGAAATAATTTCAAAAGAGGCTATGGAAGAATATTTCAAAGATATGTTGCAGGGAATAAATAATTTCTAAAGAGACTATGGTAAAGTATTTTAAAGAGATATAACCTTAATAACAGGCGGAATTTGCCTGTTATTTTTGTGGAGAGTGATTTTTATTTTGGAATTGAAAGCGAATTTAGCACCTAAAAAAATTTCTCGAAATGCGAATCAACAATTAGAGAATGAGGAATTTATTCGGAAAAGAGAATGTGTTCATAAATTATTAAATATATGGACAGTAGTGAAATATAGTCTTATAGCTATTTTTTTAAGTTTAGCTCTAGTTCTTATTGTGAGTATTGGTGTCCCTGGTTTGAGAGCTAATCACGACATAGATTCTAAAATATATCAACTAGGGAAAAATATAACTGATGTATTGAGGTTTATATTACCAGTTACAATTACCATATATACTTTTTCGTATAGAGAAAGTAAACAAATAGCATCTTCTAACATAGGAAGTATGAGGGAGAAAATACAATTAAATATGTTTATTGTATTTTCTGTATTAACTTTTGGTACAGGGATGATGCTTCATTCATTAGTGATAGTTTATAATGGATTACTCTTGATTTGGTATATGCTTGTTATAATTTCTATTTATCTATTAGCAATACTTTTAATAAATTCATTCCAAAATATTAATATAATAAATCTATCTAAAATCACAATCAATTTGACTAATGATAGTATTAGAAATTTAAAAAAACTAATGTCTATTTGGAATGGTTTAGAAGCAAATCAGGTGTCTAGATTAATAACGAAGCAGGAAGAAAGAGCTCATGCTCATATTGAAAGTACATATCAAATTTTAAAGTACATGAATGAAAAAAATATGAACTCAATGTTTGATAGAGATTTGAAAAATCTTGAGAAAACACTGATTATATTTAATAATCCGGATTTTTTTAATTTGGATGAGATTGAAGATGTTTATATTCAGGATGAGAAAATTGAAATTTATGAACGACTATATCAAACTATTCTTAGTAATCAAGTGAAGTTGATAGTAGATTTATTTAATCAAAATAAAATAATAAAGGCACAAGAAGCTCTAAATATCTTAACAACATCATTGTATCCTAAGTTTGATCATATAGTTTTACATCAATGCTATAGAATCGAATTATACCATTTAACATCGAATTTTAAATTAGATGATATACATAAGTTTTCACCTCTATTAAAAGCTTTAAATCAAATGGAGAAAGAAAAAATTGAAAAAGTATATCAAAATTTAATTATAAGAGCAGTAGAAAGTGGAGATATTAAATTTTTATGTAATATTGTATATCTAGTAACCAAAGAAGAGGAACAAGATAATAATAAGGATGAAATTTCTCCAATACAACTAATTGTTGCTGGAATTGTAAAAAGAAAGATTGTTCAAAAAGATGTTCATTTAATACTTAGAGCAATATTAAAAAGTATAGAATTAGGGCATCATGCATGTGCAGGTTTTTTAATTAAATTCCTAGTAACTAGATTTAATAGTCTTGATATAAGGATTTCATTAGCTAATTTCAGTAAAACTAATGCTAATGTAGTATTAGACTTTACTGAAAATGAACAAAAAACAACGGAAGAAACTGATATACAAAGGAATGATTTTAACTTTAATTCAGATACATTTGACTATTGTTATTACAAAATGGCAATACTTATTTATGGACAGCAGGTTTTTGCTAAAGAGAATAAATTGGCAGTGAAAAATACTGAATCCCATAATAAGTATATTGAAATTAGTAAAGCTTTAGATGGATGTGAATACTTAAATTATTTATTTGAAAAAATAAATAAAGTCAATTCAAGTTATGGATTGTTATATGTTACAAAAGAGGATTTCATGAAATCTTTAAAAAGAAAAGTTAAGTGGGAAATATTAAAAAGTAACTCGGAAAAATGAATTTGATTTTTATTTTTATCTGAATTACATAGCTTGCAGTAGCGTTTGTCTCAGACAACTTAAAGTGATAATTGGAAAGACTCCTTAAAGGAAGGAGCTTTTTTCATTTTTAACATATATATTTTATTAGAGATTCACCCACAAAACCACCCACAATTCACCCACAAAATTAAAAAAAGTGATGAATCACTATGAAACATCACTTTTATAAAACCTTGATAAATCAACTTTTTTGGCATAATTTAAAACTTGATGAATCCAGAGGATATATTCCGCACACAAGTTCACCAATGGGAACGCGATCAATATATGTCTCTATACTAAGAGAGAAAAAAGCCCTGATACTACGGTATCAGGGCTTTTTTCTTTTTTATAAAGTTAACTTCAAGTGGCGCAAAATGAAAAGAAACCACAAAACAGCCACTAAAAATCTTCAGTATAAGAGTATCTTAATAATAGGGATGGTAATTTCAATAAACCTTTATTAGAATCGGTTCTTTTTTCAATAAATTGCTAGCGCTAAAAATTTAATAATTTTTTACTGCTTGTACAACGCGACCAATGATTTTTACATCTTCAGCTGAAAGGTCGTAAGTCTGTGGTTCATGGATAGGATGATTACTCAATGGTATTAAAGTAATGATGCTTCCAGATTTTGAGATTTTTTTCACAGTTGCATCATAACCATTGACTTTTACAACAGCAATTTGCCCATTCTCAACATAAGGAGTTTCTTCTACCAGAACATAAGAACCATCAGGGAATTCGAGATTCATGCTAGTGCCTTTTACAGTAAGATAAAAATACTTTTTACGCTTATTTAAAAATGTACTTAGCATTGGTAAATAACCCTCGATATTTTCTTCGGCGAATATAGGTGTACCGGCTGCGACAGAACCAATGATTGGGATATGGATAATGTTTGATTGGTCGTTTTGAATGGTTTCATAAATAGAAACTTCTTCTTTAACTGTATTATCCCCTTTAGTTGTGAGCACCTCTAAATCATCAGTAGTGATCCCTAATCCCTTACAAACTTTTATTACATTATCAACAGATGCTTTACCGATTCCTCTTGATAACATTGATTGCAGTGTTGTGGGAGGGAGCCCGATTTTTTCTGCGAAAGCTCTTTTGCTATATCCAGCTTCTTTTATTAAGCGTGTTACAATCTTTGCTTTTTCCATAAACTTCACCATCCTTCTTATAAAATGTATACGATATTGAGTATGTTTGTTACTATCATAACTTAGCTGAATTTATAAGTAAATAGTGTTTTGTACGATATTGAGTGTATTTTCCTATTATATCATTGACTTTGTACGGAAATGCGTATATATTAAAGTGGAAATAAACGCAATTTCGTATAAAAATTAAGGAGGTGAGCTAATGTATCCGAATCTGCGTGCAGAGATGGCGAGAAAAGGGATTGTAATTACCCAAATCTCTTCGCATCTGAATCTTCGCTACGCAACAGTGTGCGACAAAATTAATGGTAAATTTCGTTTTTATTATGATGAGGCTCTTGAAATTAAGGAAACCTTTTTTCCTGATCATAATTTAGAATATCTTTTTGAATTTGAAGAAAACAAGCCGAATTGTAGTGTGAAAAGAAACCCTACTTTTTTGGAACATAAAATATTGAATTTTTAACTCAATAACGAAATTATTAAGCAAAGCTTTATTGGAGAGTTAAGGAAATATTTTATATTAAATCACATAATTTGAATGTTGAGGATTGGTTAATGTCCAAGAAAATTGGTAAATAATAACGCTTGATGCAAGGGTATGTAAATGTAAGGAAGGTAATTGAAAATTAAAGATGAGGAGGAGATCAGAATGGATCACTTAACCGAAGTATTAGTACATAGTGAACTAGTATTTGAAGTTAATGGTGAGGTAGTAACGGATAGTTTGGTAATTGCGAAAACGTTCGGGAAAGATCATTACTACGTTTTGGAGGATATTGTAAAAATATTGTATATGCGGGTGAAGAATTTGCGCAAGGAAATTCTTACGAGTCCACTTATATCAATTCACAGGGTGAGCGCATGTCTAAATACAATTTAACTGAAGAAGCTTTCGTATTACTTGCTATGGGGTATAACTCTAGAGAAGCTGTGCAAACGAAAATTAAATTTATTGAAGAGTTCAAACGGATGAGGAGGTATATACAAAGTCAGAACAAAATACCAAAGGATGCTATGGGAGTCCTAAAGTTAACGTTTGCAGCTTTAGAAGGACATACGCAAGAAATACAAGAGATTAAGACTGAAGTGAAGGGGTTACGAGAAAACGCTCCGCTATACGCCATTGAATGTGACGAAATAACAAAGGCTGTAAAAAGGTTAGGTTTTTTGTTATTGGGGGGTAAAAATTCGAATTCTTATCAGGATAACAGTCTTAGAAAAAAGCTGTATAGCGATATTTATAGTCAATTACATCGAGAGTTTGGTGTGAATAGTTATAAAGCTATTAAACGTAATCATTTGGATAGAGCTATACAAATAATTAATGAAGAATATTCAATTCCAACAGTTTTAAATGAAGAAATTAAAGTTAAAAACTCACAAATAAATATGGCAGAATTTCAATAGGAGGAAGAAACATGCAACGGAAAATTTTAGTGATTACTGGCAATTTAGTAGGTCTACCAACTGTCAGTGAATTTAAAACAAAAGATGCCGCAAAACAGCAGATTAAAAAGCTTATCCAAAAAGGAATAAGTCCAAATGTTATTCGTATAACACAAGAAATTTCTATGAATATCGAAATTCAAGTTGATGTTGAATTTGAGGAATAAGAAAGATTTAGGAGAAAAAATATGGATAGCATGATGGATTTAAATGAGTACATAAAAAAAGAATCCGTTGCAGCGGATTTTATAAAAAAATATCTCTGAATAAGTATAACATTGAATATCGATTTTGAGAATTTATGAGGTGACTAGTATGGGGATTATTCGAGTGAAAAAAGATAGTAATTATTCCGTCATAAATAATACTGGTTTAAAAGATAAAAGGTTGTCATGGAAGGCAAAAGGAATTTTGGCTTATACACTTACACTACCAGATGATTGGACTTTTCATATTAGTGAATTAGCTCAACATGCAAAGGATGGAGAAGATTCATTACGTACAGGTTTTAAAGAACTAAAAGAATTAGGGTATGTAAAGCGTTATCCCGTTCGTGATGAACATACAAAAAAAATTAAAAGATGGGATACGGAAATTTATGAAACACCACAAAAGAGAATTCCACAAGTGGAAAAGCAAGATGTAGGAAAGCCATATGAGGAAAATCCGACACTACTAAATATCAATAAACTAAATACTAAAATACAAAATACTAATCATGATGATAAGGATAAATTAGAATCTCATATATTATTCGGTAGAGAGTTTAAAAAAAATTATAATTTTTTAAAAGAGAGAGGCATTCCGTTAAGTGAAATTGCATTTACGGAGTTAGGCGATTTTTGTGATTTGTTTAGTAGTGAGTTAATTCAGTATGCAACTAATAAAGCTATTGATGAGAATGCACCAAGATGGAACTACGTTAAAGCTATATTGAGTAATTGGAAGGAGCAAAAAGTTAAAACATTTGCTGATGTGACCGCGCTAGATAGACGTTTCAAAATGAGTAAGAATAAGAAATTTAATGAATCAGGTAGAAATTATTCGACTAGAAAAGAGCTTGTCCCAGATTGGTTATATAAAGATGACGAACACACGAATCAAGAAGTGGAAAGAAAACCCGCGCAGTACACTGAGGAAGAGCGTGAGAGATTAAAAGAGGTATTAAATAAATATAAGTCTTAAGAAAAGATAAAATGGTCGACGACTTTGGTGTTTAAAAATGTATTATCTTAATGCTAAGATTAAATGATTATATTCTTCAAAAATGTTTGATGTATATTAAACATCTTTGAAGATATTCGTGAATGTTTGGAGCAAGTATTAACAATTTGTGATTTCTGTTTGATTATTAATGTCTTACAAGGATTGTTCGAAGGGTGTTTTTCATTATCTATTCAGGAGTTAATTACAGTATTGGAATTCTAAAGAGAAAATGAATTTATAAATAGTAGGAAATGGTTGTGTTTATTAAATGAAAGATGTTCTACAAATAACAAAGATTGAAAAAGCCAATAAGGATATAAGTTTTATTAAATTAGTAGTATTTAAATTTACAAAAAGGAAGTAGGTGAATCGTCAGATGTTTGAATGGCTCAAAGATTATAAGAAGTTAGAAGAAGAAATCGCTTATTTAGAATACAACTTAGACAAATCAAAAGCGGAATTAAAGCGCTGGACTAGTGGGGACTTGCAAAATGTACGATTAACCGCTGAGTCGGAAGGGGCTAAGGTAGAAGACCGGATTGAAGCAATTGAATATGAATTAGCTCATAAGATGAATGAAGAATTTGATTTAAAGCTTTTGATGAATAAGTTTGCAGGACTGGATCATCAAATACTTAAAATGAAATATGTTGATGGAATGACCTTAGAACAAATAGCATTTGAATTGCATTATAGTACAGGCTATATTCGACGCAAACACGCTGAAATAAGAAAAATTGTCAAGTTTTTAGATGGATTTTAATGTTACCTTTTTGTAGGGTACATGCGGTGTACAGAAAGTATTGAAAAAGTGATTTATAGTAGTAATATAAGATTTCGACGAAAGAGCAACTATTTTTATGGTTGCTCTTTTTGTTGTGAAAGAAGGTGAGCAACATGAAGTAATTTTATAGATTAATGGGTATTTGGCTGATAACCATATGTAGTGAGGTAGTAGTTTTTTAGACAAAAATAATAGGAAAATAAGGAGATGTTTAGTAATGAGTATATTAGCTGCTTCAGTTAAAACAAAGAATCTGCCACAACAAGTGTTACGTTGGCAATCAATGGTAGAAAGTGAATGTGCTGCACAAGGTGTTTCGGAATTAGTTCCTTACGTACTTGGAATTATTATGGTGGAAAGTGGAGGGAACTCTGAAACAACACCGGATATTATGCAGTCAAGTGAATCACAAGGATGGGCAATGAATACAATCAAGAATCCTAAAGATTCAGTGTATTACGGAGTAAAGCATTTAAAAGGAGCTTTTGATGATGCAAAGAAAAATGGTATTACAGATTTAAGTGCCATTGTTCAATCATATAATTTTGGACGAGCTTATCTTCGCTGGTTAGCTTCTAACAATAAACAACATTCATTACCGGTGGCAGATCTGTATTCTAAGACGGTTGTTGCGCCATCACTTGGAAATACAACTGGTGCTATGGTTAAATATAGTCATCCTATCGCAGTTGCGTACAATGGTGGTTATCGATATAAAAATGGCGGTAATTTTTTCTACGCTGAAATTGTTAAACAATATGTAGATTTTAATGCAGGCGGTGTTCCACAACCAGAAGGAATTGGGTTCGCGAAGTCAATATACTGGGAAGGCTATGGTATTAACTATCATGATAGACCACATGGCAACTATCAGGGAAACTTTACAACAGCAGCAGAAGTATTATACTGGGGTGCGTACTGGGGAGAAGATAATGATGTGTGGTTAGATTTAGGTAGAAGCCGTTGGGTAAAAGCGGAGCATTATTATTGGAGACCTTTCAAAGCAATATCAAAATACCCAGAAGGATATGGAGTAAACTTTTACGATGGAATTAACGGTTCATATAAAGGCCGTATCACTTCAAAAGAACCCCTTACAGTATTCTTCCGTAAAGAAGGCTGGATTGATATTGGTGGGAATAGTTGGGCACCTGAGGAACACTTTGATATTGTAGATATTCGATAAAAAAACAACTCTACCAAGAGTTGTTTTTTATACGTAAACTGTAATGTAGGAAAGAAGAATTAGTCATATAAAATAATAGTTTTTCAAGAGTCTTTGGTAATCTTAATAATATTTAACTTATGGTTAAAAGAATAATATTTTGATGGTAGATAACAATGGAGAAATTCTCTGTTTTGTTCGTTTTAAGGTTGGAAAACCTACAATATATCTAAAAATAATAAATATAGACAATATAAAATAGAAAGGAAGATTCATATGGCAACATTTATTTATCCAACAAATACAACGAGAGTAACAAGTGGTTTTAGAGGTGACAGACCAGATCATCATGGGGTAGATCTTGCTGAAGCAGGCTATCATCCGATTTATGCAGCGGCTAGTGGGAAAGTTAGTCGTTCGTATTTTTCATCTAGTTACGGTGAATGTATTATGATTGTTCATAATATTAATGGAGTTACATGGGAAACTGTATACGCTCACATGCGAAGTGGTTCTCGTACAGTTAAAGAAGGCGATTCTGTTACACAAGGACAAACAATTGGGGTTATGGGAGAAACGGGACAGGCTTATGGTCAGCACTTACATTTTGAAATGCATAAAGGCGGCTGGAATATTAATAAGAGTAATGCTGTGAATCCATTAGACTACTTGGGGAAAGGTGGCGCTGTTGGTACACCGCAACCAGAAGGAATTGGGTTCGCAAAGTCAATATACTGGGAAGGTTATGGTATTAACTATCATGATAGACCACATGGCAACTATCAGGGAAGCTTTACAACAGCAGCAGAAGTATTATACTGGGGTGCGTACTGGGGAGAAGATAATGATGTGTGGTTAGATTTAGGTAGAAGCCGTTGGGTAAAAGCGGAGCATTATTATTGGAGACCTTTCAAAGCAATATCAAAATATCCAGAAGGATATGGAGTAAACTTTTATGATGGAATTAACGGCTCATACAAAGGACGTATTACTTCAAAAGAACCTCTTACAGTATTCTTCCGTAAAGAAGGCTGGATTGATATCGGTGGGAATAGTTGGGCACCTGAGGAACACTTTGACATTGTAGATATTCGATAAAAAAACAACTCTATTAAGAGTTGTTTTTTTATTCATAAATTTTGATATAGGAAAGAAGAGGAATAGAAATGAAGAAAATTGCAGATTTATCTCATCACAATGGTTCAATAAATTGGGCGGCAGCTAGTAAAGAGCTTGAACTTGCTATTATACGTGTACAGTATGGATCAAGGACAATTGATACACGTTATAAAGAGTATGTACAAGGTTGTAAAGACTATGGTGTCCCATTTGCACACTATGCTTATGGATGTTATGTAAGTGTTCAGGATGCTATTGTAGAAGCGAATGATTTTATGGCGCGCGCTGACAAAGAAGCGAAATTTTTAGTATTAGATGTGGAAGATGATACATTAGCAAGTTGTGGAGCAGTTAACTTAGCGAAAGCTTCACAGGCATTTATTGATACATGCCGTGCAGCTGGCTGGAAAATAGGTCTATATGTATCACATCACATGTATACAAGCTATGGACTAAATACTGTGAATGCGGATTTCCTTTGGATTCCACGTTATGGAAATAAACCAGCCTATAACTGTGATTTATGGCAGTATACGGAAAGTGGTAGTCTTGCGGGCGTATCTGGTAATGTAGATTTAAATTACTTAAACGGAGAAAAATCTCTTGAATGGTTTACAGGTAAAGGTGGCGTTGTTGGTACACCGCAACCAGAAGGGATTGGGTTCGCAAAGTCAATATACTGGGAAGGTTATGGTATTAACTATCATGATAGACCACATGGCAACTATCAGGGGAACTTTACAACAGCAGCAGAAGTATTGTACTGGAATGCGTACTGGGGAGAAGATAATGATGTGTGGTTAGATTTAGGTAGAAGCCGTTGGGTAAAAGCGGAGCATTATTATTGGAGACCTTTCAAAGCAATATCAAAATACCCAGAAGGATATGGAGTAAACTTTTATGATGGAATTAACGGCTCATACAAAGGACGTATTACTTCAAAAGAACCCCTTACAGTATTCTTCCGTAAAGAAGGCTGGATTGATATTGGTGGGAATCGTTGGACACCTGAGGAACACTTTGACATTGTAGATATTCGATAAAAATTCCAGTAGTAACTGTTTTTGTATTTTATAAAGTTATGACATAAAAGATAGCTTTAGCAAGAATTATAAGACAGAGATAGCTATAAGGACATATTGGTGTTAAAAGATGATAAAAGATTAGAGTCACTCGAATGAGTAATTATTTAGATTAGAAAAGGAGTGAGAATAATAGAAGAGCAGATCTTAAATTCAATGATTCAACAAGGAGCATTCGCAGCGTTATTTGTGTGGATGCTTATTACTACACAAAAAAAGAATGAACAGCGCGAAGAACAATATCAAAAAGTTATTGAAAAAAACCAACAAGTCATTGAAGAACAAGCAAAAGCGTTTAGTTCGTTGGCGAAGGATTTATCAGATGTTAAACAAAAAATTTTGGGACATGGTGATATGAAATAAAGCATCATGTTAAACTATTTATTCCGCAAGCAAGTTCACTAATGAGAACGTAATCGAAATACATCTCTATACTAAGAAAAAAAGCCCTGATACTACGATATCAGGGCTTTTTCGTCATTTATCTACAATGAATTGCAGTGAATATTGTCGTAATTTATGAGGTGTAATTAAGAAGTCATTTAACAAGAATAATTTATGTTGACTCGTTCTGTATAAAGAACTAAAATGGCATTAATTAGAAATGTTTGTATATTTAAAAAATAAAACATATTACTTTTATTTCTGTTTTTTATGGGAATGTCAACTGGAATCTCATTGGTATTAAATGAGGGGGAGAAGTAATGAATAAGGAAATAAATTTAAAAAATCTATTTACTGTTATATGGAAAAGGGTATGGATACTACTGTTGTTTACGACTCTCACAACCGTAGGAGGAGCGATGTATAGTATGTATATGAAAACACCTTTGTATGCCTCCTCAGCAAGGGTTATTGTTCAAGCTAATGCTGAAACGATGAATACATTAAAAGCGATGGTAAATGAGCCTGTAATATTAGAAAAAGTAGCGGCTGAATTAAATATTAACAGATCTGCAGGTGCATTAAGTGGACAAATAAGTATAGAAAGTGTACAAGGCTCTCAGATTATGAGAATAAATGTAGTGGATATTGATCCTGTACTTGCACATAAAATTGCAAATACGACAGCGGCTGTTTATAAGAAAGAAGTAGCAAATATACTAAATTTTAATAATGTGAGTATATTACCAGAAGACCCAGTTCAAAAACATTCGATGCCTATAAATATAAATCACCTTAAGACGATACTAATTGCGTTCTCTGTAGGTATGGTGCTCAGTATCGGTTTTATTTTTTTATTGGATTCATTTGATGATAGAATCAAATCGGAACGACGAATTGAGCAATTGTTAGATGTCCCTGTTTTGGGCGGGATTTCTAAAATGAATAGGAAAAATACGGAAGACAAATTCAGTAAAAAAAATACAGTGGTACTGGGGGATGGAACGGAGTGGCCTACAAAAATAGACGAAAAACAAATAAAGTTAAAGGAGAAAGTATAA